TGGTGGTGCGGGTGGAGTTGGAGTTGGTTCTGGTGGTGCGGGTGGAGTTGGAGTTGGTTCTGGTGGTGCGGGTGGAGTTGGAGTTGGTTCTGGTGGTGCGGGTGGAGTTGGAGTTGGTTCTGGTGGTGCGGGTGGAGTTGGAGTTGGTTCTGGTGGTGCGGGTGGAGTTGGAGTTGGTTCTGGTGGTGCGGGTGGAGTTGGAGTTGGTTCTGGTGGTGCGGGTGGAGTTGGAGTTGGTTCTGGTGGTGCGGGTGGAGTTGGAGTTGGTTCTGGTGGTGCGGGTGGAGTTGGAGTTGGTTCTGGTGGTGCGGGTGGAGTTGGAGTTGGTTCTGGTGGTGCGGGTGGAGTTGGAGTTGGTTCTGGTGGTGCGGGTGCGGGTACATCTATTATATTAATGATACCTCCCATACTAGAATGAACTTCACAATTGTAATAAAGAGTGGAAGGTGCATCATATGGAACTGTAAATGTTATTGTTCCATTAGCAATTCCATTATTAGTTACACCACTACTGTATGCGTTTTCAGTACCTGTTGACCTTACAGTTTTAATCCAAAATGGATGTCCTAATGCGTTTATGTTAAATGTATAAGTTTCTCCTTCCATTAGCGTCAAAGTTGGATTGGGATTTGAATCTTGATTTATCATATAGTTTCCTTTACCACGAACTTCCGTGATATCACTTAAATCTATAAATTTAGAACTTACTGGTTCAAATGCCTTGACAGGGTTGAGTGATATTTTATTGGTGATGTATGTGTCGATGTTTCCGTCTGCTCCATATATCGTTACCCTCACGGTGGGTGTTACATCGTGAGTTAACCGCGAACTAGAGTAATTATTGCGATATCTAGAGTGAAGCATAGTGTTCCTATTACGAAGCGTAGAACGAGAAGGTGATGCCGCTTCCTGTGTTGTGTGGAGCAAAACTCAACGAATACGGTGGATAGAAAACTTTGAGTTTATTGATGTTGTCTACTTCAAAGAACATTTCATCGCCGTGATACATGGTGTACGAAGCGGTTCCTGCTGTAGCACCGTAAAGTGCTGCGTCTGCTTCAGAAATCACACACAGGATTTCATTTTGTGAAGCGTTTGCTCCTGTTGCCACTCGTGACACCTTGATGCGGATACCGTTTGCACAGGTGAATCCTGCGTTTCCGTTGTATTCAGTCAGGTTCTTTGCGGTGTTGCTTACATAATTGGTACGAGACATGAACGACGGTTGTAGCGTGTACGATTCAACTGCTACTCCGATGGTTCCTGTAGAAGTGTTTACAGTGTCAGCAATAGTCTGTAGTTGTGTATTTACTGCACTCTTGATTAGGCTGTAGATGGACAGAGCATCATTAAAGTCTAGTGCTCCAACACTCACAGTTGGATCGTATAGTGCTTTCTTGGTTGCAATCAAGAAGTCGCTATTGGTCTTTAGTTGTGCAATCTTGGTATCGAAATTGCTCTCTGTTACAAGAGTAGAAGATTGAAGATCAACAGGCAGCACTCCACCTGAGTAGCCCTTGACCAATACGGGACCGTTTGCAGTATCACCCGCAACCCACACTCCTGTTACAGCATAGGTAGAACCCGCTACTTGAATTGGGTTGTTGTATTCTTGAGAAATACCTACTGCTGTGCCAAGAGTCACACTAGCAGTAAAAGAAAAACCGCTGTTTACAAGATAAGTGTTGATGGCAGCACCACACCATCCTGCACCAGTAATTCCACCAACTCTGTACAGATTTCCGTTCGCTGCTCTTGCATTAATATAGGTGGGAACAGTTGCTAGCGAAGCGTCATCAGAGGCACCCTGACCAACCACAGTAATATCGTCTGTGGTGTAGTCTAGGTCACGAATATCCAAATTGGTTGCACTAACAGTTACTCCATCAATTCCAACACCAAAAGATTTCACATTTACATTAAGTGCGTTGTTGTCTGCGTAGATGGCAGAAGCGGTTGCTCCTGTAAATCCGAAAAGTCCAACAGAAACAGTTGACGCAGTTCCACCACCGTAAACCGTTACGGTATCGCTTGCCGCAGTTAGCCCGCGAATAGAAACTGTTCCAACGGTAATGCCAATAGCAGTTGCACCGCTCACACCGTAAACTGCAACTCCTCCTGTTATTCCAAAAGAACCAGTAACAGGAACAGCAGAGCCTACAGTTATGCCGACAGGGAATCCACCGCTCAAGCCTTGAATAGCAATATAATCACCAGCAGTATCGCCCGAACCGTTTCCACCAGCCAAATATCTAATACTAAAAGTAGCACCGCTGTATGGAGTTACGGTCACAGTTCCTACAGTAATGCCGATTGCAGTTCCGCCAGAAATACCTGCAATTGGTATTGTGCCCAATGAACCAACAACAGTAGTGGCAATGGTGCTATAGATGCCATTGGCTAGATTATAGGTTGCCCACGAACCACAAAGCCCAACAGGTAGTGGAGCATTGGATGACACATAATTTACAGTATCGTTTGTGCCGTAAGCAACCTTGACAATCTGGTGATGTGCAGTTTCTCCTGCACCTACGGGCTTGACATAATCGCTGGCTATGGTATAAGTAGTGCCGCTAGTAACAATGTTGTAGTTGTCGCTGGTTGCTCCCATTGGACATTTTGCTCCGTTTTGGGGGTATCGGGTTCCTAAATACTGCTAACTTATGTATAAAATTGAAAGTAGGTCTGAAATGGAAGTCAATAACGCACGATTCCCTAAAGAAGTAGAAGTACACGCTCAAAAATTCGGAGTTTCGTATATTGACTCCGTGATTGCGGTTTGCGAACGCTACGGCATTGAACCACAAGTAGCCGCTAAATTTTTGAACAAGCCCATAATTGAAAAGATACGGGCTGAAGGGCAGAATCTAAATCTGCTACCAAAGAAGGCAAAACTTCCTATTTGACACTTGACAGCCCACGGGGTTTGGGGTATAGTTACCTAAATACCTGTGTCTGAATTGTTCGTCAACACATCAACACACAGTACATCAAGTACAAGGAGATACACATGAGTTTCAAGGATATGAAGAGTCGTTCCAAGTCGCCCACCTCCTACCAGTCTCTCGCGGCTGAAATGGAGAAACTGAACAAGCGGTCAGAGTCGTACAAGGATGACCGTTTTTGGAAGCCTGCATTGGACAAGGCTTCCAACGGCTACGCGGTGATCCGCTTCCTACCCGCTGTTGAAGGCGAAGACTTGCCGTGGGCACGGGTGTGGAATCACGGTTTCCGTGGTCCAGGTGGTTGGTACATTGAGAATTCTCTCACCACCATTGGTCTGAAAGACCCTGTTTCCGAACTGAATTCACAGTTGTGGAATAGCGGTAGCGATGACGACAAGAAGTTGGCTCGTGACCGAAAGCGTCGCCTGTCGTATGTCAGCAACATTCTTGTGGTCAGCGATCCCAAGAACCCAGAGAACGAGGGCAAGGTGTTCCTGTTCCGATACGGCAAGAAGATTTTTGAGAAAATTCAGAGTGCTATGAATCCCGAGTATCAGGACGAGAAGCCCCTGAATCCGTTTGACTTCTGGAGCGGAGCAGACTTCAAGTTGAAGATTCGTCAGGTGGACGGGTATGTGAACTACGAGCGTAGTGAGTTTGCTGATTCTGCTCCTCTGTTCGGCGGTGATGACAAGGCTCTTGAGGAGTTGTGGAAGAAGCAGCATCCTCTCAAGGAGTTCACCGATCCGAAGAATTTCAAGTCTTACGACGAGTTGAAGGCACGGCTCCACGAGGTGCTTGGTGGTGATATCCGTGCCAGTGTCAACGAGTCCGCTGCAAAGGGCGGTGCGGAGACTGCCTCTTTTGATGATGAAGACGAGACACCGCGTCCCGTGCGTAAGCCCGTGACGGCTGCTCCTGCCCCAAAGAAGGAGCAGAAGCGGGTGGTTGAGTCCGATGACGAGGTAGAGGATTCGCTCTCTTACTTTGAGAAGTTGGCTGGCGACGAGTAAGCCACCTGCCTAGCAGCACGAAAAGGGCACGCTTCGGCGTGCCTTTTTCTTTTATAGTGTGCTGCGTTCCATGTTTTTTAGAGTGGCTTCGCTGTTGCGAACTCGCAGATCGTCGTTGTAATTATTTACAACAGTATTGCTTTGGTTGTACATGGTAGCCGCTGCCGCTCTTTGTTGATTTGCAAACTGTGCTTGTGCTTTTGCTTGGTTTTCTGCATACGCACGAACTTCTTCTGTTCCTCTTCTGTTTATTTCCATAGCGTTAGCCTGTTGTCCAACTGGAGTTGAAGCAGTTGAAGCAGGAGCAACAGAACCAGTTGTTTGTTCAGGAGTTGTTGCTGTTGGTGTTCCGCCTTCAACTTTAATCAAATCACCGACAGCAGGAATGGAAGACACAAAATCGTATATTCCTTTAGGTCCAATCAATTCTGCAATTTGATTTCCTACCCATTCTCCTCCCATAGCACCAGCGACTCCTCCAAGAACGGTTCCAACTGGACCTATGGCAGTTCCTAATCCGCCTCCTATTATTCCTCCAATTGCGGCACCAAATCTTTTAGATATTTCTGCACCAATTGCTTGCTTTTTCTCTTCTGGTCCAAGAGACGGGTCGTTTTTTATGCTGTATATATTGAAAGCACCAATTATTCCCTCAAGTGCAGCAGTGATTGGGCCGAGGGATTTCATTCCACCCAAAATTTTACCCATATTGGATTTTAGAAATGCTCCTGGATTTGCAACCGCTTCTGCTATTGCTGCTGCTTCGGTTGCAACAGATTTGCCTGCTTGTACTACTGCACTTCCAGCAGACTTTGCACCTTCCAATCCTTTAGACGCTAGATTTTTTGTGCCTTCCCATGCACTGCTCCACCATGATTTGCTTTTTGATGCTGTTTCAGCAGCACTCTCTGCACCAAAACCAAGCATAGATTTGGTGCCTTGCCATGCTTTTGAAGCCATGCCTTTTGTGCCTTGCCATGCCTTTTTTAGACCCAAATCTGTTGCTTTGTCTGATGCCCAATCTGTTACGGTGGACAGCATTCCAGGTTGCCCCTCTGCTCCTGCTCCTCCACCCATTCCAAACATTCCGCCCATCATGCCCAAGAGTCCGCCACCACCAAGCAAACCAGAAAGAGTTTTTCCAAGACCCCCAAATAGCCCTTTTTGTTTTTCATCCGCTTTAGCAGCGTTAGTCATATTTTTTATGGCTGCTTCTTTTTGTTTAAGTGATTCTGTTCCTGACTTTTTACCAACTATTCCTTCTTTGATGACTCGCACATCAGCAGCAATTTGTCCAAGCACTCCAACATCACCACCTGCCATGCCTGCTAATCGTCCACCTGCGGCTCCACCAAACACACTACCTACTGTTCTTGCTCCTGGGAATGGAGGAGTTGGTGCTCCTGCAATACCTCCACCCATTCCTCTGCCCATCAGGATTCGTTCCAGTTCGTTTTGCTTTCGTCCTGCTTGAGAAATACTTTCGACTCTGCGTCCAGCAAACGCTTCTAGTTCTTCTCGCCCTGCTCGTTTTTCTGCCATATAGTCGCCAAGTAGTCCTCCAACAAGAGGAATCTGACGAACGATGGCTTCTGGAGCAGCCTTTAATTTTGATACCATTCTTTCTTTGGCGAATGCAGCAAATCCAGTTTTCTTTTGCAATACATCTTCAACTGGTTTTATGATTTCTGCTATCTTTTTTGTAATATCAGATTTTTCTCCAGTTGTCTTTTCAGCAGTTTCTCGTATGAATTTTAGTTTGTTGTATATGTCTAATTGTTCTCTTCGGTCTTTTGAGCGAACTGCTTGTTCAGATAGAGACAGAGCAGATTCAATAACTGCAAAGTTTGCTGCGTTATTTGGGTCGTCTAGGTCTTGAAGCCTCCCTCTTTCACTTCTAACCAGTTCTTCAATTTGGGCACGAACACCTTTTGCACCGCCTTTGCCCAATACAGCCATAGACAGTTCGGTGTCTCCACCAGATAGTTCACGCTGTTGTTCTAATAGTGCTTCAAGTAGACCAATTTTTGAGTCAACTTCTGTGTATTCTTTTTCCACTTCTGGTGGAAGCGGTATTTCAGGTGCAGCAGGCGCAGACGGTGATGCTTTGGTGGGAGCAAACCGTCCACCTACTCGTGGAACTGCCCCTCGCCTACCCCTACCTGGACCTTTTTTTGCCATTTACTGATGCCCTTGCCGCTTGGCTCGTTCTTTCTCTTCTTTCAAGAATTGGATCAATAAATTTATGTATACTTCACGCTCCCAAGGTATGAGAGACTCTACTTCAGCCAAAGAGTATTTGTGGTGCTGTATTAGTGAAAAATTGGTGTTGTAATACGCTGCCAGTGTGTTGTGGCAGACCGTTATTGAAAAAAATCGGAAACAGACTTTACCTCCGTTTCCACCAATTTCTTGCACGACGGACAAGTGTATTTGAAGCCGTATACTAGTTCTGGGGTGGTTTTCACAAATTTCATAATCTGCTCAAATTGCTCGGGTAGCAAGTTGTCCACGAAGTCTGCTAGTTCTTTGGGATCAATGTCGTCTTTACCGTACACATTGTCACCAAAAATTACGCTCTCTATACAGTCTTTTGCTATTCCAAAAATTGCATCAATTTCACTCTTGCTGTAGTCTACATCGTGCATGGACGGATACCGCAGCACCAATGATATCTGATCGTTGATTTTTACGGTGGAGTCTACGCTTTCCTTTTCAACTTTCTTAACTTTGACTTCTTGTAGATTGATTCGTATTCCAGTTTTTGTTTGGCAGGTAGAGCAAGCAATCTGTGGTTTTACTTCTTCACCAACAGACTTCATGCGAATCTGTAGGAATGCGTATTCTGCGTCTGCTGTGCACAATTTCTTGGTGTCTAGCAGTCCGTTGGTGCAAGCAGAAATTATGTTACGCATAGCATCTACGATCTGGTTCATGTCACCAGATTGTGCAGCAATTAGAAGCACCTTTTCTTCTTTGACTAGAAAGGGTCTATACTTTGCTACTATGCCAGATATTGGCAGAGTCATTGTATAAGACGGCAATTGCGAAGAGGTCAGTTTCAGTTTTTCCATGCTATCTCCGTTCAAATAAAGAGTGTATAGTATCTATATTACTGCTGTCCGTTTATTACTCCATTAACGGTTCCGTCGCTGCCGTAGCGATTTATTCTCCCTGTTTTGGGATTTACTGCGAATGCTGTTTGTCTTGGTTGTGGCGATGGAAGAATCTGCTGCGGTAGGTTTAGTCCAAACGGAGAAACTTGTTGTTGTGCAGCAGAAGGAGTAGTTGACGGCGGATTTGGTAGAAGTGTAACAGCGGGTGTGTATTTTCTATACGCAAGCACAATGTCTTGTGTAAGTATTTCGTTGTCTTTTTCGTATCCAAGCATGAGTTCTCCTATTTGCTTTGGATACATTTCTTCAATTACTGCGGAATACACCACTTGATCGCTTTTGTCTAAAACATTGATTACTCCATCTGTGATGTATTCGTCATAAAATGCGAACTTATAGTTGAAAGGATTGCAGATAAAGTTTAACCACTCTTCAAAAAATGCTCGTTCTTTTAGATCGCCCGATAGTATGTACGAAAGCGTCAAGTCTCCAGAGTATAGAGGTTCGGTTGGAAACTGTCTTTGTGGTCCGTAGAACCTGTAGTTTTGTGTGGTGAGTGATCTTCCAGGAACAGAAGCAGAAGTGCACCGTAGAGTTAGTTGCTTTTGTGATGCTGGACGATATCCAAATATTGCGGGTGTGTTTAACACCATTTCAAAACGGTTGGCGTATATCAGGCTGTCCCGATATATTTCGCCCATCATTTCATTAATATTGGATGGAATGTATGTCATGGAGTGTTTCCCGAACGAACATATGAGTTGTATGCCATACGACGAACGCCCATCTTTCGCCCCTTCACGAACAGGGCAAGGTCAACATCCACCAACACATCCCAAAATTCCATAGGAATCTGTATGGGTCGCCTACGAAGTCCACCTATTACATAGCGTCGGTAGCAGGGCTTGAAAAAACCAAATTTTCGTGATCCGTTTAGTCGGTCGTATGAAACTCCCAAACGGGTAAGAGACTCGTCACCGCTTCTACGCATTGGTAAATTTGTTTCTATGGCACCGAACAATTGCCGTCTCCATTTTTGGGCAACATAGTGCAGATTCAGTCCTTCAAACCCGTCTTTGTGTACTTTGGTTACGATTACTAGTGGAAACACATCGTAGGCTTTAGATGAATTTAAAAATCTGTCGTCTTGTGGTTTATATTTAAAAAATACCATCTGCCCTGCCATGAGCCGTGACGGAGTGCGTAGTTCTCCAATGGTATTCAAATACTTCAGTAATTGCAGATACGATTGGTCTGTGCCACCAAGACCAGCAATAGTCTCTTCTAGTAGGGCTTTTAGTTCTTTTGGTTGTTGCGGGGTTATCATGTCTTGTGTCTAAACAGATCGTCTTCGGTAAGCACTCGGAACTCCCAACCACGAGACTCCGCAGCAGTTTTAGCCGCTGCCCATTTAGCCTTGTTGGTGATCCATGTTTGGGCTTCATACAGGTAATTGCGGCTACGCTTTTTTGGTTTCTTTGGTTCCTGTGTCTGTTTTTTTGGTTTTACTTCAATCAGCATGGTTTTTACCCCACCATCGGTAGTACGCATCTCCACGATAAAATCCACAAAGTAGCGGTGCGGTTTTCGGTCAAGTGGGCTGATATATGGTATCACCACCTCTTCTGACCCCCATCGCAGCACAGTTTCGCTCAGGTCACAGAATTTCATAAACCGCCGTTCCCACATAGAACGGTACACTATTTGGGTGGGGTTGCCCATGTATTTGGATGGGTTGGTTGGGCTAAAATATCCTTTGTAGGGCATATAGATATGTAGAAGTCCACGAGGAAAAAATAGCCAATGGCTGAATCCACACCAGAAAATCTATCGTCCAAGCCTGTTGGTGCCACCAACAGACCCCAAAACTACGGTGGAATACGAAATGGAGTAGTTGGTCCTCAAAGCGGAGACACCATAATCTCTGCTCTTGAAAACACACCAAGACCACATCGTGGTTCACGAAATCAGCCGTCTGTTATGAAATATCCTGATGCTATTGGTCAATCAGAAGTTCCTCATGTCATGCAGTTCAAAATATTTTGGCGGTGGGAACGGCCAGACTTGGCAAATCGACTGGACTCCCTAAAGCAAGAGAGCCAAACCAATATAGAGGCTCTACAAACAAGTCTTTCAACACTAGACAGCGAGTCTTCAGACTTTGCATCTGAAGTGTTAAACGATCAACGAGTTTCAAAAATAATAGATCAAAACAATATTCGTGGGCTGTTTGAGCGTGGTGATTTGGAAGGATGGGAAGCAAAATCTATTCTAGAAGAAACTCTTAAAAGTGAACAAGCAAAGGTTGATACAATTAGTGCGTATCGTGCAGAACTTTTAGGCAAAACCACACCTGATTCAGATGAGAGATTAGCGTTACGAAGCGGATTCAATGAGCAGTTAGCAAACCTTGATCCTCTTGAGACAGGAGCAAAAGCAGGAGGTCTTGCTGCGCTTGGTCAAGCGGTTACAAGTTTCCGTAGCACCAGTGGAACGGTTGGTTCTCGTTTGAGGAAAGCAGGCATAAGTGGTTTGAAGACTGGACTAGTGGTCGGAGCAGGAACGGCAGTTGCAACAGCACTTGGAAAATATTTACAGGCTGAACCAGTATACGACCAGATGGTGTCCATTTATCTGCCTATGTGTACCAAAATAAATCAAACCGATGTGTTTTCTTACAAAGAAGCAAACATGGCGGTTGCTGGTGGGCTAATGGATATTTTGGGTGGACCTATGAAAGAATCACTGGTTCAGGGAGTTCAGGCTCTTGCTACAAAAGTTGGTGACACTAAAGGATTGGGAGACGCTGTTTCTGCTTTTACAGGCACAGTAATCAATCCCCGTCTCGAAAAGATATTCCAACAAAAAGGTATCAGAACATTCACTTTTTCTTGGGATTTCTATCCACGAAACCCAGTTGAAGTAGAAAACATCAAGGCAATCATTGATACATTCCGATACCATTCTCACCCAGCCATTTCTATGGATTCTGATGCCCATAAAGACGCATCAGCAGAACAGAAACAAGCACACACCAAAATAATGCTTCGCGTTCCTGCCGAATTTGAGGTGCGATTTTTATCTTCAACCCCAAACCCTGGAATTGTGGGATACACCGAAAACGAATACATTCCAAAGGTTGGGCGGTGTGTAATCACGGATATCCAAGCCGACTATACTCCAAACAGTATATTCTCTACTTTCCAAAACAATGCTCCTACTGCTGTTACTTTTACTCTTACAATGAGTGAAGTAACACAGATGACTCGTGAGCATGTGGAGGCTGGATACTAATGTATTTCAGCAACTTTCCAATCCTTTTGTATCCCTATCAGATTGGTGATGCTACAAAAAATATTGCTGCACGAAATATTCTTCGCAGAGTGGTCATGTCCGAAGAAACCAAAGCGTCTCGCGGTGCGTTTGTGGAATACCATATAAAAGATGGAGAGCGTCCCGAGCATATAGCAGATAGAGTTTACGGCAATCCAGAAGACCACTGGATAGTTCTTTTGTCCAACGATATTATTGATCCGTATCACGATTGGTATAAGTCTTCCTCTGCTATGGAAGAGTATATCTCGAAAAAGTACGGAGGCTTTTCTGTGTTTTTTACAGATACAAGTGACGCATTTGTATACAATACTAATCTGTTTGTTGGTTCAACTCTTGAGCAAAATGGAGCATTCTCTTCCATAACAGAATATCATCCCACCCTGTGTAAGTTGGTTGTTGACTCGCCTTCTTTCACGACAGGAACCGCAACAGTTGGTCTTTCTGGCGGAAGCAGCATACAAATCAAAATTCAACGGGTCTTGCCTTCGTATACTGCTGTAAACTATTTTAGAGCATATGGTCTTACTGCCACAATAGGACCAACAGGAGAAAACGGAACAGACGAGATTCCGTCTCTTGATCCTTTGGCTAAACAGACCAATCAGTATTCTGATTACACTCAATTAGGTGTGGTTGGTGGTGGGTATCCCGTAGTAGGAATTCGCACAACAAGCGGAACCACAGGATCGGTAGCGTTGTGGCAAACTTACATTGGCGGGTATATGGGAATTTCTGGAGATGCTGTGAATCAATACGCGGTTTCTAATTTCACCTATGAAACAGAACGAAACGAACTGCGAAGAAAAATAAAGGTGTTGCATCCACGCTATGCGGATAGTGTAAAGCGAGAGATAGAAAATCTCCTAAAGGTGTAATATTATGGCACAACAGATAGGCAGCAATCTAATCAAGGCTGGTGATTATAAACTCACCAAGTTATTGCTCCGCTCTTCTGTTACCAATAAAGAATTGGATGTATCTAATCTGTACTCAAAGTTTGAATTGTTTGAAGACCTGTTTTCTCCGTACATGAGTGGAATGGTGTACATGAACGAATCGTTTAATGCTCCTGAAATCCTTCCAATCACTGGGCAAGAGTTTTTAGATGTAGAGTTTAAGACTGATGTTCAGAATGTAAAACCAGTAAAGAAAACTTTTAGAGTTTACAAACTGGATAAACACAGCCCAGATCCTAACGGAAAAGGACAGCAATATACTTTGCACCTAATAAGCGAAGGTGGAATGATAAACCATTCCCAACGCTGCGGATATGCTGTAAACGGTTCGGTTTCTAAAATGATAGAAACTGTTGTAACAAAACATTTTCCGTCCCATATATGGGAAAACCGTTTTGATGTTCAACCAACAGTTGACAATTACTCGTTTGTTCTTCCAAAAAGTTATACACCATTCAAAGCCATATCGTGGTTGGCAGGAAAAGGAATAAGCGATGCGGTTGATGATTACAGTCCGTTTTTCTTTTACGAGACATTTGACGGATACTCTTTTAAGAGCCTGACTAAAATAATCGAAGACGGGTCAAAAGTTGTTCAAGACTACTATTTTATAAAAGATAAACTCGCTACACCCGATGGAGGTCCATCAAGTCTTCCAACAGATGGACCATTGAGTGCTGTGTTTCACCGAGTTCAGGCGTTAGAAGAGGTGTCGCGGTTTAACATGGCAGAAAACATTATTGGTGGTGTTGTGTCTTCGCGTTTGATTGTTCACGATATGCTGCGTAAAGAGCAACGAGAGATACAGTTTAGAGAGAGCGATGTGTTTGAAGACTGTAAGAAATTGGGTTCTAAACCACACTACAAGAACTCAAAAAACGATGATGAGTATTTCTACAATCAACCGTGCTCGTATTACTTTTTGCCGTCTAATAGTTACACGGCTTACACCGAGCAAAATAACATCGTAGATAATGTTGGAGTTGAATCGTATTTCTTGAAACGAAAATATCATGTGAATGCTATAATGACACAGAAAATTGCCATAGACATATACGGAGACAGCACCAAGCGTGTTGGTCAGGTTGTAAACCTGTACACTCCAAAGTTTTCGGCAGATCATGCGATAAAAAGTGATAAAGCAGACAAGAATTTTAGCGGCAATTATCTGATTACATCGGTGCGACACACCTTTGGAACTGCTTACAGTTGCAAACTTGAACTTTCAAGAAATGCGATGGGGGTATAATGAAAGGCTTTTCAGGACGAGAAGGATTTGTGTGGTGGCACGGTGTCGTTGAGGACAACGCTGATCCGTTGTATCTTGGACGCTGCCGAGTTCGCATATTTGGATTTCATAGCGACAACAAAGTAGAGTTGCCTACCGCAGCCCTGCCGTGGGCGTATCCTATGCAGCCAATTACAAGTGCTGCTCTGTCTGGTATTGGACAGTCTCCCACAGGACTCCTGAACGGCTCTCATGTGTTTGGATTCTTTAGAGACGGAGACGACGCACAAGAGCCTGTAATGATGGGATCTTTTGGTGGTGTGCCACAAGCAAACGCTGATACATCTAAAGGATTTGATGATCCTAGCGGAATCTATCCTGCAAAAGCCGAAGATGTGAACAATGGAGTGTTTCCTGTTGGCGTGTCTGTTGTTGGTGAAGCCGACACAAACAGACTTGCTAGAAACAATGGAGAAAATAATGGGCAAGGAACTGTCGCAGAAAGACGGGCAAGAACAGTCAAACAAAATGTTCAAAGTGCTCCTGGAATCAAAGACGGTAAGAGCCAATGGAGCGAGCCACAAACCCCATACAATGCCGTGTATCCAAAAAATCATGTACTGTATACCGAAAGCGGTCATGTAAAAGAATATGACGATACCCCTGGAGCAGAACGCATCCACGAGTATCACACATCAGGCACTTTCACAGAGGTTGGAAACGGGTGGACAAATAATCCTGATGGAACCCGAGTTCAGAAAATCGTGGGTGACGATTACGAAATATGTTTGGGAAACAAAAAGGTGTATATTGGTGGCAAAGAAGGACTTAATGTCGTGGTTGATGGGCCAGTCAACCTTACAGTCAACGGCAACGGCAGCAATATTCAAATAGACGGCAACATTAATATTTTTGCAAAGGCTGAAGTAAATCTGCAATGCGAAGGCAAGTTCCGTGCTTCAGGCAAACAGATGGAATTTTTTGCTGCTGATAGTATTGCGTTCTCGGGCAAGACTGTGGAATTCATATCTGATGGCTCTGTGGCTGTGGTGGGTAGCCGTATTGAGTTGAACTCTGGTCAGCCGTCTGTTCGCCCAAGCAAGGTGCAGTTGCAATGAACTATCGTGGCGACCACCGCAAGTACGAGCCAAACAGTTCCGTATATCGTGTATACGCTTACGGAGATGTGGTGTCTCGTGAAGGTAAGTTTTGGATATGTGGAGTTACCCAATCTTATGGGTATTTGCCAAGCGAAACAGAATCAGGATTTACTCTCATGTCTCTGACTGTTGATCCTTCGCCAAATCCAAGTATTATAGACGGAGGACTGATCTAATGCCAGGGGTTTGTAGAGCATTCATAGATACTGCTGGAGGTACTATTTTGGTTGGAGACTCTTCGGTTTTGGTAGAAGGAAATCCCATAGTAGTAGAGGGAAATCCTGTCGAAGATCACGGAAACAACGAGCACGACGCAGCAACAATGATTAATGGCAATCCACGAGTTGTAGTAAACGGGATTCCTGTCTGCACAGAAGCAAGTCAGGCATCGTGTGGTGATGTTCCAAGCGGTTCAGCACGAGTAATAGTGGGGTAATTTATGGCGTGTCCATGTAAACAAAAACTAACAGACGAACAAAAAGATTTGGTCAATAGCCAATCGGGCAAGTCTTTTGTGCAAAACACTACAGGCGGACAGGCTGGAGGCGTTAGTAGTGCTCTTGGTCAGTCTATTGGAAGACTCGGTGCTCTTGCTACTGCTATTCAAACACCAACAATAGGAACTGTTGGCTCTGCTCTTGGAAACAGCGGTGTTGATGTTAACAGACTCAATAAAATTATAGCCGACACAACCAATATGCAAAGCGCAGTTAATGCTTTTAAATCCCAAGCAGATAGATTAAGCAACCCTCAAACTCTTATGGGCGTGATTGGTAGCATGAATTTTTACGCAAATTTGGGGTGTGCTCTTGGGATTGAGGGACTTGATGTTACCGTTTCTATTGGCGTACTGACTGGAAACGGTCAAAACGCAATTAGTGTTGCTGGTGGTGTTCAGGTTGATTTGGATCGCATCATAGATAATTTTTCAAGAAATCCGTCTGGTGCTGGTATGGAAAACGCTGCAAAAGAATTCAATACCGCACTAGAGGGAATAACTTCAAAAATAAACGACGCAACAGGAGCACTAAACAAAGTTACAGGTGATAGTGTAAACATGATTAGTCAAGCAGCAGGTGCAATATCAAAATATAGCCAGATCAATTTTTTCAGCAATCTAATCGGAGAAGCAAACGATCCGTGTAACAAAATGAGTGTTGCGGTCAATCAGGGAGGATTGCTAACACCAGAGTTTCAGCAGTTAGCGGGTGCAGCAAACGCATCGGTAGCGTCTCCATTCGCAAGTTCAGGGAGCACAACAACCAGATGATAGCGTCTTCCATCTCATCGTATTCAGATTTGGTGTACTCCATAGGTGAGATTATTGGTGTGTTTGGCGTTGGTATTGTTGTTGGGTTGTGGACTATGCTAAAGAAGAAAAAGTTTACTGCTTTGCTTGAAATAAAGAAAGAGCAAAAAGTGGCACAAGCACACAGCCAAGTTCACGAAACTCTGACAGAATTGCGTCTGCTTGTTCGTGCGTCTCGGGCAATGGTGTTTCAGTTCCACAACGGTGGGCGATTTGCTGACGGCAGTTCCATTAAACGCTTTTCTGTTACCCACGAGTCTTGTGGTACAGGGGTTCAGGGCATGTTGTTGGAATCACAAGATGTATTACTGAACCGTTACCGAGAAATGGTTGATATTTTAGAAAATCGGTCTAATCAAATAATCAAGGTTTCTGATCTGCCCCAGTGCTCGTTTCGTTACGGACTTGAAATAAATAATGTACTGTTCTTTGCGGTTAGCCCCTTGAAATGCGAAGACGGGCTGACTCCTATGGGATTTGTGTGCTGCCATTGGTGTGATATTGGCGATTTGGACGCAGTTCACGACGAAGGGATACCCGAAAGTTCACTTTCAGAGGTGGTTTCGGTGTCCACTAAAACAATAAATTCACACCTAACTATGGGTAAACGCCATGCCTCTTAAAATAAATTCAACACCACAAGAGCCTGTCTATACCGATATAGACCCGCTGTTTACCCGAAATCCCAAAACCAGCGATGTGGTTGCAACCAAAGACACCAAAGCCATCAAGGTAGCGGTTCAAAACCTGCTGTCTACGGCTTTTGGTGAACGGCTGTTTCAGCCACAGATTGGAGCCTCGCTTCGTCCGCTGCTGTTTGAGCCTGTGGATTCAATTACCGCTTTTGAAATACGCGACAGAATCTTGGAAACCATTCGTAAGAACGAGCCGCGAGTGAACAATATAATAGTGGATGTGGTGTCCAATCCTGATTCAAACGAGTATCAAGTTGCGGTAGAGTATACCGTACAGTCCATTGGAGCGGTAGACAGAGTAACAACACTGCTTGAAAGGGTACGCTGATGGCAACAAACGCTAACGCTCTGAATGTGGTTGGACTAGATTTTAGCGAGGCAAAGGCTTCTCTAAAGGCTTTTCTCGAATCGCAAGACACACTCAAAGACTATAATTTCAATGGCTCTGTATTGAGCACCATTTTGGATGTCATGGCATACAACACCCACTATCAAGGGTTCTATGCCAACATGGTAGCCAACGAAATGTTCTTGGACAGTGCAGTACTGCGTCCGTCGATTGCGTCTCATGCCAAGCAGTTGGGCTACACTCCACAGTCGGCTCGTGCAGCAAAGGCTACTCTAACCGTTCCTATTTCAAGCGGATCTTCAACCACAGACACTTACTTGGCTCGTGGAACTGAATTTACGGGAACCGATCCCGAAGGCAGTCAATACAAGTTTATACTATTGGAAAATGCCTACGCAGACACAACAACCAACAGTTTTGAAGAGGTAGATGTTTACGAGGGCAGTTTGCGTCGTGTTAGTTATGTGTACGACCGCAATCGTAAAGACCTTTCGGTTTTGCTTATTCCTAACGATAAGGTTGATACCACAACCATCCGTGTTCGCGTTCAGGCTTCTGTGACTGATTCAACAGGCTCGTCTAGTGTGTGGAGTGAGGCTGCGTCTTATGTAAATCTGACTCCAACCTCAAAGGTGTTTTTCCTGCAAGAAAAGGAAAAAGGACTGTATGAACTGTATTTTGGTGACGGTTTCTTGGGACAAGAACCTGAAACTGGAAACCTGATTTCAATTGAATATCTTGAAACTAATGGAGCAGCGGCTAATGGAATAAGCGATTTTACTTCTGCTGTTAGTGGACTTGGCACCGTTGAAACTGTTTCTGAATCGGCTGGTGGTGGAGACGCAGAAACATCCGTTCGTATCAAGTTCATGGCTCCCAAATACTACAAGTCACAGAGTCGTGCAGTAACCGAAAACGATTACATTACCGCAGTTAATCGGTACTATCCCGATGCTGCGTCTGTGTATGTGTACGGAGGAGAAACTGTTACGCCACCACAGTACGGCAAAGTGTTTATTGCTATTCGCCCCACCTCGGGACAGGCATTAAGCACAAGCGAAAAAGAAAGTCTAGTCAGAAATTTGCGTAACAATGCGTCTGTGGTCAGCATTATTCCTGAAATAGTAGACACCGATTATTTGGATTTGGTTGTTGACAGTAAGATTACCTACAATCCGTCTGCCCTGAACATTAGTGCAGGAACACTTAAAGCACTTGCGGTTGCGTATGCGTTTTCGTATTCTAATATCCAATTGAATTCGTTTGGTTCTAATTTTTATTACTCTGCTTTTATCAAAGGAATAAGTGATCTACACCCGTCCATTTTGAGCAACCAAACCACGGTTAAATTGCGAAAAACAGTAGAGGTGGGGCGAATTGTTTCTTCTAAAGGACTAGTGATTGATTTCGGAAACTCGCTGTATCATCCACACGACGGACACATTTCCATTTTGTCTTCTAACATGTTCCCCCACAAAAACTATGACGGAACCACTGTTTACAACTGCACACTAGAAGACGACGGCTACGGGGTTCTTAATGTGGTCAAGTACGAAACTAGTGGAGCCAAAACTGTGGTTCTAAAAGGCGTAGGCACAATAGAGTATTCTACAGGAATAATCAGACTCAATTCAAAGTTTGTTCCACAGATTGCAGAAGGAATTGTTTACGGAATCACCGTAACTGTTCAACCACAAAACCAAGACTTATATGTAAAAGAGAACAGAATTATCCGAATCAATCGCGGTTATTCTGATTCTGTTTCAGTTTCTCTGTCTTCGGAAACAGTTTCACGAGCAGCGGCTATCTCATAACACATGATTGACCTGAAAAACATTATAATCAACACGCCCACCGAGGCACTTGAAAAGGTTATTGCTCCTTTTATTGAGGAGCAGTTTCCTTCGTTTATGCGTCGTGACTACAGAAAACTAGTCATGTTCATAAAGGCGTATTACGAGTGGATGGACAAGCAGGGAAATCCTGGGTTTGTGGTATCAAACCTGTCTTCGGTTTACGATATAGACAGGAGTTTGGAAGAATACTATTCACATTTCAAGAACACCTATCTTGACGGATTTCCTGATGTGTTGGCTACCAATACAAGCGGCAGAAAACCAAACAAGAACACTCTTCTCAAACAAATTCGTGACTTTTACGGTAACAAAGGCACAGAGAATGCGTACAAGTTCTTGTTCCGAGTACTGTACGACAGCGATGTTGACTTCTACTATCCAAAAGAGGATGTGCTGAAAACATCTGACGGTCGGTGGATTGAAAAGGTTTCGCTAAAAACCACATCGTCCAACGGCTCAACGCTGTTTTCTGCAAAAGGACAAAGCGTATACCAGTACATTGGAAACCAATTGGTGGCTTCTGCTGAAGTGGATTCGGTGGTTCAGTACAATCAAGACGGTTACGAGATCACAGAATTTTTCTTGAACAACTTGGTTGGCAATTTTGTGTCTACTGTTCCTGTTACTTTTATAGTAGACGGACAACAGTATCAAGAAACAGTTTTTAGCGTATTGTCTGACTTCTTTATCCAAACACCTGGGTCAGATTTCCGCGTTGGAGACGAAATTTACATTACCGATGACAAGGGTATAGGCTTTTCTGCGTTTATTGAGCAGACAGGTCTTGGTGGAACCATTAAAAAGATCGGTGTAAAGAATTCAGGCATCAACTACTTTAATACAGTCACGGTGTCGTTTATTAGCCAAACAGGCAACTTGAGTTCGGCTGTGGTGTTTGCCCGTCCCACAGCAGTTACTCGTTACCCTGGATACTATTCCAACAACAGCGGAAAACTGTCGTCCACCAAAAAGATTCAAGACGGACACTACTACCAAGACTTTTCGTATGAACTAAAGTCTGCGGTAAGCCTAGACACCTATTTCTCTGTGCTGAAAGACCTGATTCATCCCGCAGGAATGCGGATGTTTGGTTCTATTTTGGTGAATGACGCTCTGCAAAACACACCAAATACTTCTGCACAAGGCACATTTTTCCGCGATCCAATTATTGGAAACTATACACCGTACACTAGCGGAACCACTCTTGATCTGCGAGCAAACGGTCTGACAGGTGGGGGTGGTTGGTGTGGAGCCGAAGGCGACCTGTACCCGTTGGGCTACAATCCGTATATTGGCAGCACTAGCGAAGTTGGCCCTAGCGGAAAAACTGCTCCACTTGGAACTCTATTTTACGGCACTTCTTTGGGCTACACATACTGTATCGTGCCTGAAGGGGGCAAAACTGCTCACGATCCGCTTGGTGCTCCACTAGGCAGTACAACTGCATGGTTTAACGGCAAAGAAACTGCTCTGACACCTGAAGGCATGCGTGGGCTAGTGCTGTGGCTGAAGCCTGAAAATATTGGTGTGTGTGGTGCGGTTGCCAATGGAGCCAGTGTGGATGTGTGGCGAGATGCGTCACCGTCTCGCAACCATGCCGTTCCGCCCACATGGGACAAGTGGAACGGTGTTTCTGACATATGGACAAACGCATCTGCTACTGCTTGGACTAGAAGTGTTCACGATGCCACAAACCCAATTACCAAACTTTCGTTTTTGCTGAACGGAAAATGTGGTGGATTTACAACGGATCGTCTTTTTATGGCTGGATTGAATAGTGATCCTGCCACAAACGCTAGTTTTACAAGTATTGATTATGCCATTTACTCGTATGGACCATTTTTAGGAGGTTTAGCAAGCAGAAGACTGATTGCTTATGAAAGTAATAAGCAAGGACCAGACCTTGTTACTGCCAGTGCAGACTCTTCGTTTCACGACAATACTGTATGCGAAATTGAGTACGCAGAACCCAACATTGTGTATCGTGTAAACGGAGTTTCGTATAGAACAGTATACGCTGGATACGGACTAACTTTCTACGCTGATACTTCTGGATATAGCGGAGCAGGCACATCCATCAAAATTTTGGAAATGTCGTATAAAGGCACACCTGTTGTGCCGTCGTGGGTGGTTACTGGTTCGGGCATAACCGTTGAAAATTACGCAGGACTCACAGTAGATAAACTTCGACCAACCCTACAAACTGCCGCAGCAGGTGGTGCTACTGGAATTTCTTTCAACGGTGGATTAGTATTTTCTCCACAAACAACTTACGGTGGAATTAGCCTTGCTCAAGGTATTTCTATGGGGTTCACAGCAGCAGGCAGTAGCGCAGAAAAATTGATGAATGGTCAGCACATGTATCTTAAGCGTCCTCTAAAAATCACAGATGATGCAGATATTTTTATAGTCTATAAAACCACATTAGAGGGTGTTAGTTACGGTTACGGTTTGCTTGCATCCAGAAACAGCAATGCTATTGGAAATAATTTGCGAATGGATTCTGTGTTGTTTAGCCGTTCATATAACTCACTAGACAGAAATCCGTCAGTACAGAACTCTTCGTATTATTCCGTTCTGCCAAACGGAACACTATTTTATCCAGGAGCGTCTTTGCCGCCTGCTGGATTGGTTGGTTTCCGACCACAAGGCGATACTGACGGAGCATTGCAGAATTTTATAGCATACGATCCTCATGTGTCTGGTGTGTGTATGGGAATTTGTGTGGGAGAAGCAAGACGAGATTCTTCTAACAGAATTGAATCTTTCCTTAATGGCGACATTGCTACAAATCAATCGCCAACAACTGGAAGAAGTATTATTTCTTTGACTGCACCACAATCTGACAATTTTATTGTCACTAAAAACTTGGTGTACAGTTTTGATCCAGGAAAAACTGCGTGTCTTGATAAATTTGTGTTGTCTAAAAATAAAAATTTGTTAGACCCGTACCCTCTAACAGAAACTTCAATAGATGTGTTGGCTCCATTGAGTCCGTCTATGTTTAGGCGTGACGGAACCACAGTTGTTCCTGCTGTTACACGAGTAACACAAGACGGTGGAGCAAATTTAGGTTCAGATGAAGTTTATGAATTTATACCATCATCCAGTAAAAATGTTTACATAAATACTCCTTCTGCTTGGAGAAATGCTTCTTTGCTTTCTACCACTTGGACATTTACTGCCACTATTCGTAAAGAAGATGGATCTGCTATTACTTCTGCAAATGTTTACATTTACGGTTTGGGTTCTAACGATTCAGCAGCAGGAACCATTGAAAATCTTGGAAACGGTTGGTATAAAGTGACACGAACTAAAACAGGAACAACACCAACCAATGTTACTCTTGTTGGGTTGACTGGACTTGCAGACGGAGTAAAGTATAGAATTGGGCGTATTGGACTGTATCCTTTCCCTGCAACAAGTGATATTAGTGGAGTTGGATTGCGGTCGTCGTATCCAACAGGTTATACTCGCTTCGGAACCGCTTTAAATAATGAAGTTGGATACCGAAATGGACCTTGGGGAAAGCAACAAATTGTTTGGCAAGCACTTAATTTTTCTACTATTAATACTAACGCTTCGTTTAATGGTAATGGTGGTTTTTATGCCCCTGCTGTACCAATTGACAGCATAAAATTGTATAGATTTTCTGTGTGGGTAAATCGTGCCGTGGCTGGAAACGGTAATGTTTATTTTGGAAACAACGAATCTTCATATGAGAGGTCTAACGGATCGTCCACTACTAATCCGTATTTTTCTTCTAATGGGTCTACATCTTTACCGTATGATGGAAAACAAAACCAATGGGTTTTGTTGGTTGGACACATCCATCCTTCAGGAAGTGCTTCTGGAGCAAACCATCCAAACAGCGGATTCTATACTGTTGGAAGTGGTACAACATACGCATCACTTTCAGAGGGAGATAAAATATGGCAAAGTGGTACATCTTCTACCGTTTTGAGAACATTTTTGTACGGTAGCAGTATCCCAGGAACTTTGGTGTATTTTGCACAACCAAGAATTGATTTGATTGACGGTAACGAAGTGTCTATTGAAGAATTAACAAACAATATACCAAATACGGTTTACGATTTGAGCGCATCAGGAAATATTTCTGAAGTATACGATTATGTTGGCTATTCGTCTTCAGACGGAAACGGATCTGCTGTGTTTGACGCGAAAGGTGGTTTAATTACTAGCAAGAATGGACTTAATCTTGGTGACAGTGGAAACAGTACATGGGAGGCGTGGATTAAACCAGCATTAGGAAATGTAACAGCAAAAACTAATTACATGTATATGGGAGCAGGCGGTCGTCCGTTCTTTAACGCTCCATCAGGAGACAGAAGAGCGAGTTGGATATTACGACTAGGAACAACATCTTATGGTATTAACTCGCCTGTTGGTAGTGTGCCTGCTGGTGTGTGGAGTAATGTGGTGTGTGTTGCCCAGTATGACGGATCATATACCACAATGAAAATGTACATAAACGGCAATTTGGTAGAATCTCAAAAATTTAGCGGAAAACAAACTTATGATGTTTCTAATCCTTTCTTGACTATAGGTGATAGAAGACCAGCACAAAACCAATCAGACTATCCAGGAAGGCGATCCGTTGATGGTTTAGGATTTAATTGGGGATATGAGGGGTCTGTTTCTTGTGTTCGCGTGTATTCGCGTGCTCTTAATGATTTAGAAATTAGACAAAACTTCAATTCGTTAAGAAACCGATTTGGTGTGTAAGAAAGAGGTAATTTAATGGCAGATGAAACATTTTTACCGCAACAAGAAGATTTTTTTGCTTCCAATCCAGAGCAATTTAACTCATCAGATATATTATTGGGAAGAATTGGAGTTAATGTTAGTTCTGGTGCTACAGGCACAGGAGCGGTCGGATCATCGTCTTGGATCACATCAGTTCAGACCAATACTCCTTCGTATTCGTTTGGTGGAGTTATTAGCGAAATAATTGTATTTGATCGTAAACTTCAAGAAGAAGAAAGACAACAGGTTTACGGATATCTGTCAAGAAAATATAATTTAGACTCTAAACTTCCAGATTCGTTTTATTTGTCTCACCCAAGCGGTTACGAAAAGGGGCTAACCTATTGGAGTATTGCTCACCACCCCAATTCCAAAGACCTGCTAACCATTCCTGATGGTATGTCGTTTGCAGGCATAACCATTACCAATTTCTTAAACATGCCCGAAACGGTTTACAAGTCTAAGGGTACAGTCTTGTCGGGAGGAACGGTGTTGTCGGGCGATACATATGATTACTTGGAAAACACTGGTGCGTAAAACGGAGATCCTATGCCTGCCTATCTGAAAGCGTCAATCAAGCGGTCGTATGCTGAAGGCTTCCTGAACGAACTGGAACGCAACGATAACCAGTATTTTTTCTTTGCAGGAAAGCCCACAGCGTGGCAGACTAGTGGTGGCGACAACAGCCCACCAACCCCAGGAACAGCAGAGTATCCTGACAGCGATGAAAACGAACGCGAGATAATGCGTAACATTATTGGTTATAAGAAACTGAATCCAAAAAATATCCTGTTTGCTCTGCCCCGCTACGAGTGGACAAGCGGAACAACTTATGACCAATACAGTGACCGTGAAGGCATGTTTGACACCGACGATCCCAAGATTTTTTATGTGATTACAGACGAAAACAACCTGTATAAGTGTTTAACTCGTCCAACCGTGGACGGAACCTATAACGGACAAGGCACAGCGTCTACAGTAAAACCAAGCGGAACGCTTACTACTCCCTTTACTCTTTCAGACGGGTACACATGGAAGTATTTGGCTACTGTTCGATCATCCGATCTGCCGTATGAGTTAACTGACTATATTCCCATTGATTTTGTGACCAGTAGAGACGACACCGAAACTACCAATCAGTACGCTGTTCAGGCTACAGCAGTTTCGGGAGAAATTACTCGTTTGGATTTCATAACAAACGGCGGTGTGTCTGCTGCTGTTTACAGCCAAACTGAAAAACGAGAAGGCACATCAAACCAGCCTATTCGCTTGGGAAGTTATACAGAAACAAGCAGTGGCGAAAAGGTTGTGTATATCCGAGCAGAAGACCGCTCAAATATTGAAACCCCAGGTAACAAGGCTGGATACATTCTTCGCGTGGTTAACTCTACAACCAATCCGCAAACCATAAACAATTACGCGGTTATTACAGAAGGCGGCTATACTGGCAGCGGAAACAATTTAGTTTATTTTAAAGTGCAAAACGACGCTTTGGATTTTACAGTTACCAATCCATCAGCGGGTGGAGTCGATTTTACGGCATTTGAAATCCTGCCACGAATCCGCATCACAGGGGACGGAAGTGGTGCCTACGCATTCCCTGTAATGAATTCAGACAATACTATTGGTGGAGTTAATCTCATAAATCGCGGTGAGGACTATACACAAACATCAGTATTCGTCACTACATCCATTTCAACACAACCCACCAAAGTGCACCCAACCATTACAGCCGTACTAGCACCAAAAGGTGGACACGGCAGCAATATTCTTAAAGAACTGAATGTAAAGGATATTATTGTTATTATTGAGGTGTTAGAAGACGACGAAGACAAGTTTGTTGGTGGTGGCTCGTATCGTCAATTCGGAATAGTAAAAAATCCTGTTCTAAATGACGGTTCTCAAACTGTTGCGGGATCTGCTGATCCGTATTACCGAGATGTTACACTTGTATACGATGGAACCGAAACAAGTAGAACGCTAGACGGGTGGAAGACTAATGGTTTTAATGGTGGTATTAGAAACTTTATGTTTGGAACAGAGTCATCGGTTGGAGCAAAAATAGAGCAGTTAAAAGCAGTATCGGATATCAGTAACGAACGCAGACTAACAGTTAAAGTAAAAAATATTGGTGGAAACTATACCACATACCAGTCTCGTCCAAACGACCTAATACTGTCGTTTGCTTCGTCTGCTGATCTTTCTGGATTTATTACAGGAGAAACAGTAACACAAACCATACCTGCTGGCACAACTGTTGCGTCTTCAAACCCAGGTCTGTCCGCAGGTATTTCTTACGGCTACGATATAAACACCGTGGGTGTGTTGATTTCCAAACAAACCAACAAACTAACAGTTAGAACACAACGCAATTCGTTTGTGAGTGGGTCTGTTAAAGTGATTGGTAGCAGAAGCGGTGCTTCTGCTGCACCATCGGGTGTTACACCCCGTTACGGAGAGTACGCATGGGTATACAATCCTACTACTAATTCTTTCGTAAACGAGGGTGGCGTATACGACCTGTTCCGAATTGTGGAAGTAGGTAGTCCGTATTTTGATCTGAACGAAACTCCTGCGTATACTGGTCTTACCATTCTGTCTCTTGGAACAAGTGTTAGTGGTGCAACAGGTGGTATAGATGTGACCTCTGCTGCCCTGACTCAAAACTCATTTTCAAATGGCGACTTTGTGCAACAAGGTTCAAGCGGTGACGCATTTGGCAACTACGCAAGTGGAACGGTTTACAATTGGGAATTTATAAATTCGTCCAGCGGTCGGTTGTATCTGGCAGATGTGTTTGGCAACTTTGCAAATGTTGCACAAAACGGCATAACTGGCAGCACTCTTGGTTCGTATATTGTTACTAGTATATCCTTGCCTGACATTGATCCAACCTCTGGTGAAATCATATACATAAACAATATACGCCCGATTTCACGAGTAAAGGGACAATCTGAAGAATTCCGTCTGCGATTAGGCTTCTAAAGAGGAAACAATGGCTTACGATCCAAGTATCTTCAATATCAATCCGTATTACGACGATTACGATCCCGCCAAGGCTTTTCTCCGAGTGCTTTTCAAGCCAGGTTACGCGGTTCAAGCCCGTGAACTGACCCAAATCCAGTCTATTCTTCAGGATCAGGTTTCACAGATTGGCGACCATCTGTTCAAGGACGGTTCGCGTATTGTGGGTGGTGGCATTAGCGTTCGTAATACCAATTACCTTATGATCCAGCCTGATGTGGCAGGACTAACAGATATTAGTGATTACTCTTTTGTACTGAACGCAACCGTAAAGTTTGGAGAAGGTGCAAGCGGAGCACAGCCTGAAGCCCGTGTGGTTCACTATATTGAACCAGATTCCACAGACGGAAATCTGATTCTTATCCTAGACTATATTTCAGGATCACAATTCAATACTGGTTCAAATATTAGTCTTACAACAGACGCAGAAGTTCCTGTTCAATACACATTGACTCCTGAAACCGATTCTTGGGCAGCAGGATCGTGTAAGTTGGTGTCTGTCAATGATGGAATTTTCTATGTTGACGGGTTCTTTGTTCGTAATCAACAGCAGTACTATGTTCCTTTTCGAACAGTTGCCGTTAGTGCAACTGTTTCCCGTAGAGATTTTGAATACGGAACCGCATATGCGGATCTAAACGCCAAAGTTGGTTTTGCTATTACTCGTGATTCTATTACCGAATCAGAGGACTCGTCGCTGCGTGATCCTGCTATTGGTTCGTACAACTACAATGCTCCTGGGGCTGATCGTTTCAAGATTGACCTTGTGTTGGATCAAAAAGATCTGCTATCGGTTCCAGACAATTTTGTTGAATTGTTGCGGTTTGAAAACGGCAGAATTACTCGCAAGGTTGAGCGTGTAACCTATGGAGAAATTGAAAAAACACTGTCTCGCAGAACATACGACGAGTCAGGATCGTATATTGTTAAGCCTTTTGAGGTGAGTGTTTCTTTGACAGGAACCACTCTTGAATACACCTTCGGAAAAGGCAAGGCGTATGTTCAGGGATACGAATTAGACTCACAGTATCCACAAAAGGTAAGTGTTCCCGCTGCACGAACCACACAGACTGAAACTGATCTGTTGTTCCCGTTTGCGAGTGGAAACTGGGTTGGAGTGTGTGCTGGTTTTGATACTGATACCCTTGCTTCTTTTGGTACAACATTCAACAACAATATTGGAACCACATTAAATAACGGTTCTGCTGAAGTATATTTTAGAAATACAAACAAAGCAGTAATTGGTCAGGCAAAATTGCACGGACTGATTCCATTTGGATTTGTTAACTCTGCAAGCGGATTGACTCGTGGTCACTACAAGATGTACCTATATGGAGTTTGCGCTGGTTCAGTTATTGCAGGTGCTTCTAGTGCAGTAGTAATGCCAAGTGGTGCTCTAGTAAACAGCGGAAGAACTCTTGCTGTGTTTGGTGCATGTGGTGCAAACGCAGTATTTTCTCTTAACGGTGGAGACGCACTTCCTCTTGTTTACGATATAAAACCTGGATATGGTATTTCAGGATTCACCAAAGTTGAATTTTATACTAAAGTTGTAAGCAACGATATAACTCCGTCGTTTACATCAACCACTACCCCAATCACTTATACAGTAACTCCGTCTAGTAATTTTACAAACACTATTCCTAGTGCAACAAATTACGGAATGCTTGGATTTTTTAATTACGGAGCCGCTGGAACAAATAACGCAGCAGATGTTCAGCAGATAACCTTGTTATCGTCTAGTGGTTTAAATGGAACCACAGCACAAGCGTATAGTCCAGGTCATAGCACAAGCATGACAGGAATTACTGTGTCTTCTGACGGTTCTTCGAATCTTGTTTTGAGTATTCCAGGAAGTGCTAATCCTGTAGGATTTACTGCTGCTCCTGTGAAAATGATTTTGCCTTTGAAATATTCTTTGGACGCAACCAGACTATCAACAAACGCATCATCAAATATTAGAACCAAAACCACTACAGCATTTACTCACACCACCAACAATGTTGCTAGCAATTCTGCTATCAGAGGCGGAAGAAAATACATCCAACTTCCACATTGGGATGTGTATTCTATTAGTGGAATCAGCATGGGGACTTCAGATGTCACTTCTTGGTTTGAATTGGATGACGGTCAGCGAGAAGACTATTACGATTATTCCAGAGTGTTTGTGAAATCTGAAAAGCAAAATTCTTTAACTTCTGGTGCTTCTTTCCGTGTTAGTTACAACTATTTCTTGCACGGTGGGCTGACATTTGCACCATTCGTTGGCGCAAACTCTTATATCGGAGTGAACTACAGCCACATTCCGCTGTACACTAATTCAAGAACAGGCAAGACCATATCTCTAGCAAACGCAATTGATTTCCGCCACTCTGGCCCAACTGCATCTGATCCACTTGCAAAACCGTATGGACTATTTGAGTTTGGTTCTGCTCTTGCAAATACCATAGTTTCGTACAACCACTATCTGCCAAGAATAGACAAGATTAAACTAAAGGTAAACCCGTCAAACGGTGCTCCGTTATTTGTGGTTGAACAAGGACAGCCCGATCTTGTTCCTGTTGCACCGCCAGACACAGACGATGCTATTACTCTGTATACTGCACTTGTGCCTGCATATACTCACAAGGCATCAGATATTGTACTGACACCATACGACAACCACCGCTACACAATGGCAGATATTGGAAAAATTGAGAAGCGTGTGGACGATGTGGAAACTTTTGCAACCTTGTCTGCATCTGAAGTTGAACTTGAAGGCAAATCACTTCTCACATACGCAAGAGCCATTGGTTCGTCTATTACAGTAGAACCAGTCAAGACATCTCTGTATGTGGACGAATTCAACGGACACAACTCGGGTGATGTTTCAAGCGATGAACACATTTGCTCTGTGGATTACGAATACGGCGAATTGCGTCCATTTTTCTTGTCGTATCCTGTTTCACTTGGAACACACACCACTAATCCGTCTATTGCTCTGTCTTCTGATGGACTGTGCACACTGGCATACGGAGTAACTGCTCACACACAAAATCTTGGATACACTAAGACAGTTAAGCCCAATCCAACAAACACCACTAATTGGTTAGGGTTCTTGACTGCTTCCAAGACCATAGAAACAGTTTGGGACACCTCGTATCGTCCTCTTACCAAGACTAATGCTCTTGGAGAAAACGATAACTGGATTTCTTCTGATGCGTATGATCGTCGTGGCTTTGGAACCCAATGGAACGATTGGGAAAGCATGTGGACAGGTATAGAGACTCGTCAAGAAGAAAACGATACTCTACAACGAGCCATTCTTGAACTTCCTCGTTCTGCTTCTCCGTCTGCTGTTGCCTCTGTGGACTCTGGAAATCCGTCAATAGGTGTTGGTCGCAGAATTGACGCAACAACCAGCGAAAAAATGATGGGATACGCCAAGTCCAAGCGACTCAAGAATCGTATTAAAGAAACGGTAGAGAGTCGTGTAGTAGACAAGAGCGTGCTTCCGTACATTTCAACACAATCAGTTTCAGTAACAGCACACGGATTAAAGCCAAACGCCACCAATCTTTCTGTTTTCTTTGATGGTGTGTCTTTGGCAGGTGGTGTTGGTGCTGGAATTTCTGCTGACAAATACGGAAGCGTTTCTACCTCGTTTACCATTCCTGCTGGACGCTTTACGGTTGGCGAAAAACTGATTCGTATTAGCGACTCTTTTGATCCACAGAACGCATCAACCGCTGCTGAAACAATTTTCTATGCAGTTGGCACTCTTGCGAAACGCGATTCGGGGTCGTATTCAACTCGTCCTCCTGAACTGCGTCGTCAAAGTGTTACTAGTGATGGAGTAATCAAGACACCTTTCAACCGAGATGTGTCATACGATAGCAATACAAATACTGTTGACAACAACCAGTGGTCTGACCCGCTGTGTCAAACTTTTATTGTGGACAAGAAAACATATCCTGATGGGCTGTTCTTGTCTAGTGTTGATCTGTTCTTTGCCAAAGCAGACACTTTGCTGCCAGTAACAGTACAGATTCGTCCAACCGTTAATGGGTATCCGTCTCCGTCTGTGGTTCTTCCGTTCTCCACAGTAACCAAGATGCCGTCTGCGGTAACTGTTGATTCAAATAACGGAAACCCAGTAGCAACCACATTCACATTTAGCAGCCCTGTGTATCTTGAACCTGGGGAGTACGCTATTGCTGTGGTCACAAACAGCGGCAAGTACGAACTGTACGCATCTGACACCTCTCTAAATACCACATCGGGCGGACGGGCAGGAAACAATGCAACGGTAGGCACTCTGTATCTTCCGCAGAACACAAGCACATGGGTTGCAGACAATGCCACAGATATTGCTTTCCGTGTTAATCGTTGTGCGTTTACCACAAACAGCGGAACTCTTCAGTACTCAAACACTTCAGGATGGGGAAGTGGAAGCATTGAAATTGCAAAAATTTGTACCAACGAAATAGTTCCTATTGGGTGTGCTGTTTCCCGAACCATTGATGGTGTGTCTGTAAAGAACTGCCAAAACACTTATTTTACTGCCGCAAAAACCGCTTTGCCCGTACTGTTTACCCTTACACGAGGCACAAGCGATGCGGTGTCTCCTGCTGTTGATGTTGGCACATTTGCTGGATATGCAGTAACCATGTATTTGGGTACACAGCCGTCTACTGGAGCACCGTATTCCACATCTTCATATGTGTCCCGTGCTGTGGTGTTACCACAAGACGCAACCTCTAATGGAATATTTGTGTATACAAACGCGGTTATACCACAAGGTGCCACCGTAAACTTGTACTGCAAGTATTCGTCCTCTGGTGAAAGTGGACTGTTCCAATCCCAGTGGCGACCCCTTGTGCGGGTAAATCCCCTGTTTACCAGTTCAACAGAAGCAGATTTCCGAGAAGCAGTATACGGAATAACTGGTCCAAATGTTGCACCCATTACTGGCTTGAGCGGAGGCATCAATTCGTATCAAATCAAGGCAGAGTTCTTGGCTGCAAGCGGGTCTAACACACCGTATTCCAAGACTCCTGCCCTAAAGAATATTCGTGTGGTAACTTGGAGGTAACATGAGCAGTCGGTATGTGCGTGACCCCCAAACAGGGGCATTATATTTGAAAGATCGGGATGTGCTAGCCGTGCGAGCACACCAAGAAACCGTGGAGATGACTGTACAGGCTTTACAAGATCAGATAAATACATTGAACGCTAGGCTATCGCAACTTGAATCTGCATTGAGCACAGGAACCCTATGGCAGCAAACACAGGACCAGACCTAAACACCTACAGCATTCCAGAAGTGGCACTTGGCGACACCTTCAATACATGGAGGGATGTTACCAATACTGGCGTATACAAACTAAACAAACTCAAGATTTACGAAGGAGTTTCGTCGTCTTCAGTTGATATTACTGTGGCTGCGGGTGGAACTCTTTCTGCTGCTATTGCGGATAATGTAAACAAAGGTGTTACATTCATTCAGCCTGTGACCTTCCAAAGCGGTGTAACCTTTAACGGAAATGTTACTTTTAATGCAGACACATTCACAGTAAACGCAAATATTGTCACTATTGACGACTACTCTCTTGTGCTTGGCGACACTGCTGCGGGTTCAACAGACACAAAAATTAACGCAGCAGGTGGTGGTGGTCTGCTTATAAATCGTGGAACCAGTGGTACAACCGCAGAGTGGCTGTGGAAAACCACACAAGTTCACGGGCTTACTGGTGTGTGGCAAGCCAACGCACACATTGGTATTAGCGGTGCCACTTTTGGCATCTACCCCAATCAAGGCGGTATTCTGCCTGTTCACGGCAGCGGTATTCGTTTGGACGGTGGCAGCACAAGCGATCACGGGTTGCTTGTTGAATTGACTTCTAGTGGCGTTGCAGGCACCACAAGCAACCGCTCCATCCAGTTTGAGCGGTATTCGCCAGCAGGTGCCACCGTGTTCATGGAAGTTTTGAGTGGAACCACATACGGCAACCGACCGTTTGTAAACATTTCTGATGGTGCAAACCGCAAGACCATTACACAAGTAGCACACACCTTTGTGTTTGGTACTCCTGTTCGTTTTGATAAAGTTGCCAACAACTATGCAGCAGCACAAGCATCAGACACAGAGAGTGCAGAAGTTGTGGGAATTGTGTCCAAAGTTATAGACGCAGATTCCTTTGAACTAACCTTTATTGGTGAGATTTTTGGTGATTTTGCCCCAATCAACACATCAGGCACGAGTCTTGTTGCTGGAACAGTGTACTATCTCTCTCCAGGAACTCCTGGAATCATTACTCCTGTTCAGCCTACAAGTCCTGGAACTGTGCATAAAGCCGTGTTGATTGCCACAGGAACCGCTTCTGCCATTGTGTTGCCGTTTACTGGTGGATTGCTGGCTTCACCCATTCAAATTGCTTCGTCTTCATCAGTAGCAACGCGAATAGTACAACTCAACACCTTTAAAGCGGGTGACATTGTACGGTTTAAGGCGTATCCGAGTGGTGTTACCCTGTCGTATAAACCAACCGTAGGTGCAACTGCTGAAGCAAACTACTCTGATGGAATCTATGTAAAGGCACAGGCAAACACCCCTGAAGAAGCAGAAATTGCAGGAATGGTTATTGCGGTTGGAGCCACCAACGGCATTAACGACTCGTTCGATGTGCTCATGGACGGTTTCTTTACCGTACCTTCGTGGAGTTCTCCGTACAGCACTCTAACTCCTGGAACCGTGTACTTCTTGAACACAGGCTGTGCAGGCACAACAGGTTCGTTTGAGAGTGGTGTGTCTTCACTTACCTCTACTCCACCGTCAACCGAAGGCACAGTTCGTAAGCCCATGCTTATGGCAACAAGTGCTTTGAGTGGCTACTTGTTCTCGTATCGTGGCGATGTGCGTGGTGCTGCTGTTGGCATTAGTTACGCCAATCTTGCCAACTTCTTGGTTAGTGATATTTCTGATGGAATTAGTGGCGATCTAAAGATTGGAGTGTACGACGGCAACACCAACGGCAGAGAAGCCGTCCGTATTGCCGCAGGTGTGGGCAAATTTGCTACCAGTGTTGGTGTTACAGGATATGTGGGTGTTGGTGGTGGGTGGACACCCTTTACAACGGCTAACAGCAACAACCGAATCTTGGCTCCTCTTGATGTGCGTGGCGAGATACGAGTAGGCGTAACAGTTGATTCAACACCACAAGGACGCGACTTGTTGGTGTCTCGGTATACTGGTGACAGTGTGTCTATCAACGGCACTACTTCTGCTGCTGTGAATGTTATTAGTACTCGCTACTTGTCGTCTAGTCTTGCTTTGGGACACGGTGTGCGGTCTGCGGTGGGGTCTGACGGGTGGATAAGCAGCCTGCCTAATTCTGTGAGCACCGCTAGAAGTGCACTGGTTGTGGGTTTGAGTGGCAGCGATCCTGCACTTGTGTGGAAAACTGCTCCTACTGGTTCAACGGCTTTGGGTAGTGCTGTTACCTTGACTGATGCGTTTAGCATTGTGGGTAGTACTGCAAGTTTTGCTGGTGATGTTGGAATTGGAACCAACACTCCTGCCATAAAATTGGATATAGTTGAAACTGTTGCTCTCAAGCAAGCACAAATACAATTCGCTAATACTGCTTCTGGTGGAAACGCACAAATAGGTCACGATTTGAATGGTGATATGTATTTGTATGAAACTGCTACGAAGAATATGAGAATCGGTACGAATAATACAGAAAGACTGCGTATTACATCTGATGGAAAAGTGGGAATTGCTAATGCGTCTCCTGCTGTTGCTCTAGACATTACTGGTGAGGCTCGTTCGTCCACATCTACTACCTCTAGTTCAAACGCCAAAACGCTGACCACGAAGGATTATGTGGACAGTAAAGATATTGGTGTTGGTCAAACATGGCAGAATGTTGCTGCTAGTAGAAGTACTGGTACAACCTACACCAATACCACTGGTAAACCCATAATGTTAGCAATTAATTTTAGTACAGCAGGTGCAATTACAGTGGGCGGTGTTTTAGTTGGAAATTTTGGAGTAATTACAGGTCTACGAGTCTCTTTATATGCAATAGTTCCTGTTGATGCTAATTATGTTGTTTCAATTCCCAATGGGGGAATAGTTGAGGGTTGGTCGGAACTACGGTAAACTGTTATCAAAGGTAATCACACATGGGATCATCACTAGTACTAACAGGCGGAGCAGCAACCACCAAGACCCTAAAGGAGAGCATCTCTCTAACAGGTCACGGTTTTAGTGTGGGAACTGTGATTCGCTACAACCCAAGCGGAACCCCAAAACTGTATGTGCCTGCACAAGCAGACTCCGCAGAAAACGCCGAAGTGCTAGGCATCGTGAACGCAGTCACCGACGCAAACACTTTTGAACTCACCTACGGCGGGTATTTGGAAATGCCCGCGTTTAGTGGTATTAGTTTTCCTGTCATGTTCTTGTCGGGTGTGTGTGCTGGTGGGCTGACTTCCAATCCGCCCAGTGCTTTGGGACAGGTCATCAAGCCTGTAGCCACCAAGCACCCCACCCTGAACGGCTTTGTGCTGAACAACTACTTGGGCACACAGATTGGCGGCTCGTCCACTGTGGGTATTGACCAAGTACAGCCTGTGGGCAGCATTATGCCCTTTGCTGGTAGTGCCATACCTGACTCGTGGTTGGAGTGTAACGGCACCACTTACACGGTTGCAGACTACCCTGAATTGTACGGTGCAATACAGTACACCACAGGTGATCGGATGCCACTTTACGGTTATGTGGCTAAAATTACTTCTGGTGCTGGAAATTGGACAAATATTGCTGCTGTTGGTGGCTATATACAGTTCAAAAACAACACCACAAGCACATGGACAACCAATCAACCTGTCAGTGGTCAAAATTTGATATACGACACACAAGCAGAAATAACTGCACAAATTATTGCGGTGTCTGGTGCTGATGTTTGGGTGCAAGTACTGCCTGTATACAACAGTTCCACCAAAACCTTTGTGTATCCCAATATGGCGTTTACAACTGGTGGGGTGCTGTGGAATAATACTGGTGCTTTTACTACATCAAAATATAGAGTACTAGACTCAACAGGAACAATAATTCACACCAACAATAGTGTGTCTGCTGTTTCTTTGGTTGCTTTCAACACCCCAGATATGCGTGGGCGGTTTGCGGTTGGTGTTAACACATCGGCATTGGGTGAGATGGAAGCCGATACGGCAAACACCTCTGCTATCTCTGGCATCTACGCTCTCGGAAGCGAGGGTGGTGAAGAAAAACACATTTTGACAACGGCGGAAATGCCCAACCACAGTCACGAAGGAACAATTTCTGCACCTTCAAATAATCCGTACTTGATTATTCCTCCAGTAATTGCTGGCAGTAAAAACACAGGAATTAATACCATATACGCTTCAGAACTAGATCAACAAGCAGGACCAGAGTCAATCAACCTAAATGCAAGCAGAGTTTACTTTGAGTTTGTTGGCTCCAACACCCCCCACAACAACATGCCACCGTACCTCGCGGTGCGGTACATCATTAAAGCCAAGCCGTACACCCGTGCAGCCATTATTGACGGGCTAGACCTGCCGTGGCAGTCCACACTGGTTCGTGATCTACGCACCCGTGCCATTGGCGGCTCCAACAGCGATTTGGTGTTCTACACCAACACCGCAGGCGACAGTGGGTTGGGCACAGAGCGGATGCGTATTTATGGAAACGGAAATACGGGCGATATACTGTTCTCTGGTGCGGGAGACAGCACAACAACGAATCCACTCATATTGAGCGTTGGCGGAACTCGGATAAACAGCAACCGCGATGACGCTTTCTTTATATCAACAAAACAAGACGGAACAACTGTTGGATATTTTGGATTCAACGGATTCAGCACCCAATCACTCAAGTATACTGAATGGGAAGTCGCAACACGAGGAGCGAGTGACTCTGCTTCTGTTACTAGGCTCTACATTAACCAAATAGGAAATGTTGGGATTGGAACACAGACTCCAGCAGTCAAACTAGATGTGGTTGGTAACATCAAGGCTAGTAGTGGATTGGTTCTTGGCGGTGCAACTTTTGCTGCTCCGAGTGGGAGTGCTCCTATATTTGCTGTTCGGGCTTGGGGAAAAATAACTCCGAATGGTTCTAGTAATCCATCCAGTTTTGTTGGCGGAAACATAGCAAGTGCGGTGCGATCAGGTGATGGAACTATAACTGTGACTATGACCACGGCTATGCCAAGTACAGATTATTCTGTGGTTGCTTCTTCTGTTGGACAAACGGTAGATGGTGTTGACAATCGCACTCAAGTTTCCGTTAGTATCATAAGTACGACACAATTTGCAATAATTTTGGCTCAATCTAATACTGCTATTTTAAGAGATTTTAATGCCGCGAACATCATAACATTCGTAGTTGTTGGTTGATATTGTATATTAAAAATAGAAACCACACATGGGATCATCACTAGTACTAACAGGCAGAACAAAAAACACCCATAAATAAACACATATGCCAGACTTTTCCCCACTACCATCGGCAGCCAACAACGCCCTGCTAAACCTCAAGTTTATTGCAGAAGACACCACCATCTACCTGTCTCCACCCAACAACGGTTTGGGCAAGACTGGATCTGCTGGCACATGGACAGGACTCACATGGGGAAGCGACGATAGTGGTGACGGCACTCTAGCCAAGCCCTTTGCAACACTCCGTCGTGCGTGGACAGAGGCACAAAAGTATACAATCACAGGCAACGCTACTCTATACATTCAGTTCCAAAAAGGAATTTACGGATACACATACGATACAGGTAACACAGGCAGCAATCCTTTCCCTGACAACCTGTACCACCCACAGGGCGGAAATATTGTTATTCAAGGTGACTTGAATGCCATCAAGCAGCGGTACATCTATCGCGTAAAAGACTACTCTTGGGACTTGTCGCGGGTTGCGTATTTCGGTCACACTGGCACAGTAAACACATGGTATGCTGTTCATGCGGGTGGAGATACTGCTGCTAACTACCCATTAGGAAACGGAAATACCGCCCACGGATTCAGTGCAGAAGACGAGTTTGGATATGTGTCCGTGTCTAATGCGTTCCTACACTCGTCTACTATTATTGGTTATAACGATGCTTTGAATGGAGTTGCTTCTGCAAAATACACAAACACACACGGCCACAACTTTGGCAGACATGTGTATAACCACGGTTTGTCGTATGAAGACTCTCAAGCCATTTTAGGATTAGCACGAATTGAAGGTGCGTCTTCTAGTGCTTTTGATTTGGCACTTCAGTTTAAATGGATCAATCTGGACGGTCGAATCAACACCTATCCAAACACCACCGTAAACGGAAAACTCCCAGGAGGACTTGGAAACGGTCTTACTGGATACGGAACTTTAGGAAACAATCCGTGCTATCCAGAGCCACAGTACTCTCAACCAAACGGTTTCTATGGTCCAACTTTTGGCGTAAGTTCAAGTTTGGCGACTATTGATCCGTATTCATCTTCTTCGGTTGGTGGAGTTCAGTTTGGAATTGCTTCAGGAGTTTCTGTTGGATATCCCGCACGAAACGCTGGTGAGGTTCATGTTAGTGATGACGCACACCTGTTGACAAATTTCCCAGTTGTTATCAAAACTTATAGCAGCGGATCAATCACATTCAACAATGGAACAAATGCTCAACCCATTCCTCTAGTGATTGAGGGCGGAACTATTAAATCCATCAGAAATCTCATGTTTGTGAATGGACATGTTGAAGGTGCTAGTTACGGTGCAAAATCGGTTTGTAGTGGATGGGATCACCAACTAAACGCTGTTAGTGCAAGTGTTACTCGTTACGCTTCAAATCCTGGAATGATTGTTCAGGACGGAGGCAGCACATCAATTCGTAACCTTGGTTTCCTTGGATACGGATTGTCTGTGAACAGTCCTGTGTGCGTTTATGTAAACAACGGAACGCTGCTCAGTGACATGGGTTTTGATGCTTCCAATTATATGGAGTATAGCCCTGGAGTTCATAATGTTGGAAGCACTTTCTATTACCCTAAACTTGGGCTTTTAATGAATACTCCAATATTTGTTAGCAGCCACTCGGCTGGAATACATGTAGACGGTCCAAATGGAGTTGTAGATTTTACCAATGGTTTCAGAACCAGTAGCAAACTAAGTGATTCGTATTGCAATCAAGCCGTCCTGATGCAATCAATTACACCCGCAACAAATATGTTGTTTTCTTTTAACAACGCCAAAATGTATATGGGTCCATTAGACATTTCTTACAATTCGTATACTCCAGGATATACCCAATTACGGTTGGACATACCGCAGTTTTCGGGATCTACTCTTTCAAATGGACTAACTGCTGCTTTTTATGTTCCTGAAATTTTTGCAAACACTCGCGGGGACAGATACAAGAGTGTTGTTGGTTATAAAAACCAAGGCGGTACACGAACGGCTGTTCTGCGAGCGTTTAATATAATAGAAACTACTGTGGATCAGAAAGCCGCTTCCACTGGATGGACTCTTGGAACATGGAGAAACGGAGCGGGAACCGTTGTAAATGAAAGACCTGTAAAAAATCAAAGTGTCATATTCCACTGTCAGAAACTTAATACTCCTGCATTTGATACCATTGAAGCGGTAAGATCATGGTTAAATGCTTCTGCTGGAAATACTCTTGAATTTTTTGCGTATTCTAATAATACAGAAGGAACAACTCTAGAGTATCTTGGATTGGGTAATGGTGGAATAGTTTTGGGTTGTAGTGGTGGAACCACTCTATCATGCAGCACCACAGCACTCGGAACAAACAAGGGAACTGAATTTGGATTGACTCTTACCAATAGTAGTGCAAATGGAGTTGGTGAGAGATCCAAAGACTATGTGAGGTTGTATGGATTTGGCGCGAATAATGGACATTCTATCCTTACCTCTCTCGGCGGAAAATTTTACATTGCTGGAAATGCTATTTTTCGTGGTAGGTGCTATAGTCAAATTGTATCTAGTGGTGGTGATTCTGTTGTTAAAAGCGCAAGAGGAGCAATCAGTATACGAGACTTTACCCACTCTGGTGTACTTGTTCAGCAAAAACCCGCTATACTTGCTTTGGGAGGAGTACATATAAAGCATCCGTTTGGGTTTGGTTACGGTGGATGGGAGTTAGGAAACGACTACGGATACGGAATCTATTCTCGTCACGGAGCCTATCTGTCTCTTGGTTACAATTCGGATTATCACGATCCTGTAGTAATTGGTCTTCCGTATTCTAGGCGTGCCCATGTGAACGAAGCAGGGCAGAACATGGGATTCTATAATAAAGGTGGCACCACAGAGTTGGGAATAAACACAGCAAATATTTCAATCCCATTCCTTCTAGATCATAATACTCAATCTGATTGGACTGCTGGCACTTACATATCAGTAATTGCGGCATTTGATGGTGGATATTACGCTGAAAGTAGCGATACAACTGCAATCAAATACTACTTTGGGTATAATTCTCTAGCAAGTGGTTGCGGTGCTCTTTGGCACATATGGAACACAAGTCAAGGGCAATCCAATCTCTTTATAAACACCATGACACGAGGCACATTTGGATTGCCCACTTCTGGAAACGGAACCCAACTAATGTACAATATTCCACGAGGCATGACCATGTGGTGGATAAAGGGTGCAACTGGATGGGTTGGAGGATCTGGAACTCCAAGCACTTCCAATAATCTGCTGTATAAATCTCCTGTAAATTTTGGTGGTGCTGGAAGTATTGACCAAAATTTGATACCTAGTGCAAATCAAATTGCTTCTGCTTTTACTGCAAATCCTCCAGGGTATTCTGGTCCAGCACTTTATAGAGGAACTCAAACAGTACTGAACGCTTACTACTCTAGTGGAGGAGGATAATATGAGCAAAAAGGTAATAGTAATAAACTCTAGTGGAGAAGTAGTTCCCCCTTCTTCCGCTCTAATCTCTTCTTCTATTTCGCAATCAGAAGAGTCTTTTATTCCATCTAATTACGGTGCTGGCTTTTTGCCAATTATTGTTGATAGTGCAAGAGAGGACATATATGCGTCTACTTTTACAACCATTGGCGCAACAAATTCTATAGAGTTGCAAAACGATTTTGAAACACCAAAAAGCAGATCACTGACTCTACAAACCAGATCCAATATTGTTCCCATAGCCGATCAGCAGATTTCTGGAACACTATACAAAGGATTTGCCACAAACGAGTTGGTGTATCAGTCTAACATTAGACCAGAAGTAATCAATTTTTATGCTCCAAGTGGCATTACTGCCACAGAATACAATCCAATTATTGGAATAACTGGTGTAAGCGGTTTCCTTGGCAACAACGCAGCACAGTTCATGGGTTCTTATTTGGATTTGGACACCCCCACAGCGGGATTAAGTCTTCCAGGATTTAGCAGTGCGGGAACAACAGGAACCTGTTTCTTGATTTCTGGTTTTATTCTGTTGGAATCCAATCCTTCAACCACTTACGACCCTATAATTGCGTTCCGTGGAGTGTGTGCTTCTGCTGGTATTGGAATTGGCACAACAAATGATTCTTTCTCGCTTGAATACGATTCTGATATTAGTGCCAAGCGATTAAAATTCCACTTTAGCCATTCGTCTCACAGCAATAGCGGATTCAGTTATTCTATGAATGTGTCTCCCGCAAGTGGAGTAACACTTGGTCAATGGCATCATTTTGCCGTATCGTGGATCAATGCTGGAAGCAGTGCATCCGTCTGCTCGTATTGGAACGGAGAGCGGCAAGAAAAAATTGCTACCATTGCTGGAAACATTAGAAACACCCCGTCAAGTTTCTATGTTGGTTGTGGTCCTCAAGGCTACAGACCACTCAAGGGTTGGCTTGATGACATAATGGTTAGTATTGGTTCAACCAACGGAGGCCGTCTTGATCCTGTTCGTGGATTTTCGGGAGGAGCAACAGGACCAACCATAACTACAAAGCAAGAAGCAGGATTTTACACTGTATACCATTTGGGAATGGATGGCCCAGAAGGCACATCTTTATTCCCCTGCGATACCACAAACAAAATAATGAGTAATGTGGCGTTTTATAACGGCGATTTGTTCATATACGGAAATATTGGCTCCACGGCTTCACGAACATGGACAACCCCCATAGTGGGTGTGTGTGGAGGTCATGCTGTTCCAGGAACATCATACGGTTATATTTTCGGATACGATACCAAGTCGTGTTTCATTCCAACAGCAGTAACCGATTTGACTTCTGGTCTAACTGGTGCAAAGGAGTACAGAAAAGACCTTATTGATTACAGTTTCCGTTACTATCTCGGAATTACTGCAATGGCTGGTGCAAGCGGAGCAAGTGGAGATTTTACAAACCTATATTCTGGTTCCACTTTCCCAACATCGTGGACATACTACGGAATAGAAAGCAACTTGAATTATTTGAAAAATGTCTACGATGCTATTATTGTGGGTGGATTAACTGCTGAGGTTGGCATACCAAACGCACAAGGAAACTATTATTCGTTTGTAACTGCTGCTGCTTGCAATTTGTATAAAGATGTGTTGGCGTATTTTGGTGAAGCAAATACTGCAAGAACATTTGCCAATAATGCCATAGACTCCAAAACATCCTATACAGATTTGAAACTTTTCCAAGGTATCACACAACCCAAAATTGTTTCCAAGTTAGCAGCAAGTGGAAATTCAGTGGTCTACATTCCTGTAACATCACTAACCACAAAAACCAATCGTTCTCCAGAAAACTACTGGAACACTGGTGTAGAACAAGAAAAAGTAGAAGCCATTCCATAATTTATGGCTATATCCCTTATACATTATGGAAACTCAAAGGTTGTTCTCAACGGGCGCGAGTACTCGTGGGATGATTTTTTGAAAGTGTGTGGTGACTACTCTGTTCCGTTTGGATTTCACACACGGGTATACGAGCAGGGCGTTCGGCACTATGTTACAGACGGAGACAATACCGTATACCTAAAGAAACAAGACGCGGGTTGTGATCGGTGGTGTGCCCGCGAGCCTGAACTAGCCTTACTAGTGGAAAGACTAAAGGCTGAAAACGGAGACTAGGCAAAACGCCACGCTCCTAAATACTTGAAAAGGAGACTGCATGGCTAGCCCACAATCCCGTCAACAACTAAAAGACTACTGCCTACGGGCACTAGGTCATCCTGTGATTGAAGTTAATGTGGAAGACTCACAGGTAGAAGACCGCATTGACGAAGCACTACAATACTTTGCCAAGTGGCACCACGATGGCGGTATGCGGATGTACTACACCTATCCGCTAACACAACAAGACATCGACCGTAAATTTATAGACACCACCCCCATTGATCCGTCCATTCTGACAATTAATCGTATATTTCATATGGGCTTCAACATCTCCACCCATAATATCTTTAACATCCGCTACCAGTTGGCACTCAATGACTTTTACGGTTTGCGTACAGGGCAGACCAATCTGAACTACTATGTGTCTACCATGCAGTATATTGAGATGTTGGAGCAGTTGCTTGATCCTGAAAAACAGATTCGTTTCAACCGAGTAAACAACCGCCTGTTTATTGATGCCACCACAACCGATATGCAGGCAGGCACTTTCCTTATGATTGAGGCGTACACAGCCAATAACCCCGAACTCGCAACCGAAATTTATAACGACAACTACCTGAAAAAGTATACTATTGCTCTTATCAAGCGGCAGTGGGGAGTAAACCTGTCTAAGTACGAGGGTATGCCACTCCCAGGAAATGTCACATTCAACGGCGGTAAAATCTATCAGGAAGCAATGGAAGAAATAGCAAAATTGGAAGAAGATGTGCAGAGCAAGTACCAATTGCCACCCGATTTTATTACAGGATAAAGCATGGCAGTAAACCCGTATTTTCGTAGGAACAATGTAGGCGAGCAGAACCTACTAGAATCACTCACGACCGAGGCTATCAAAATCCACGGTCACGATATGGTGTACATTCCACGAGAAACGGTTACAGAAGACAAGATTCTTGGCGAAGAAGTGTCCAAGTTCAAGGACGCAAACCGTATAGAAATGTACATGGAAAACGCTGAAGGATTTGATGGCGAAAGTGACATGACTCGGTTTGGTTTAGATATCCGAGAGAACTGCACTTTCATTGTGTCCAAGCGTAGGTTCTTGGAAGTAATGAGCCACAATACTGCAATCCGAGATTTGGGTCGCCCCCGTGAAGGCGACATCATTTATTTTGATTATCCGTATAATCTGTTTGAAATCAAGTATGTGGAACACGACAACCCGTTCTATCCGCTGGGTCAACGATACTCTTTCAAACTGTACTGTGAATCCTTCAAGTACACGCAAGAAGAGATTGATACAGGTGAAAGCGATATGGACGCTGCGGTGGCTGCTGTAGCGACTTATAAAAAACTGTTCAAGGTTAGTAGTTCAGCAAAGGCATTCACGGTTGGCGAAGAAATTTACGCTGGTAATTCTGCAAACCCACATGCAGTTGGCAGAGTAGACAAGGTTGAGGATACCGCAGACAATAACTATTACATTACCGTAAATGTGACCAAAGGTGATTTTGAAGTAGGTGATACCGTTGTTGGCAGAACCAGTAATGCGTCTACTGCTATTACAGAGATCACCAATACAAATATCCACACAACTAACGCAAACATTCAAGACAACGAAGCCCTTGATTTGGAAGCCAATCGTGACAACATCTTTGATTTCACAGAGAAAGATCCGTTTAGTGAAGGACTGTACTGATGTTTACGCAGTTCTATAACCAATCCATCAGGCGAATGGTGGTGGCATTTGGTGCCTTATTCAACCAAATCAAGATTTCTCGTGCTACTAGTAACGGCACAGAATACATTGAAGTGCCCCTAGCATACGCTCCCAAAGAAAAGTACAAGGTGCGTTTAGCAGGAGATCCGTATCTACAGAATCCCATGCAGATTACCCTGCCACGCATGGCATTTGAAATTACAGGATTTGCATACGATCCTGCCCGTAAGCGAAACAGCATGCAGCGAAATGTGGTTCGTGATACACAAACATCGTCTATGAAGTATACCTTTGCAGAGGTGCCGTACAACATTGACTTTGGGCTGTATGTGTACACCCGAAACATGGACGACGGGCTGCAAATTGTTGAACAAATACTACCGTACTTTGCTCCTGAATTTGTGGCTACTGTTAACTTTGACGATGTGAATACAAAGGTAGATGTACCCATCTACCTGAACTCTGTGAGTTCTGAAGAAGACTACGAAGGCGATTTCCAGTCTCGTCGTAGTATTATTTTCACCCTGAACTTCACCATGAAGTCGTACATCTTTGGTAATGTCCGCAGTTACAAGGAAATCCGCAAGACCGATACCAAGATTTACGATTTCAATTACTTTCCAAGTTACACCGCAGGGTCTACACTTGCAGGTGTTACTGGATTGGCAACCAAGATATTCACAGGTATAACAGGACCAAGCGGTGCAAGTTCCAGCAAGTATAACTACACCCCGTACACCCAGATTTACGAGTATCAGAGCGGCTCTACTCTTGCACAGGGCGTAACAGTTGAGTGGTTTGGAGACATGGGGATCACAGCACCGCCGTATCCTAGTTGATTGAGAGGTTTTTATGGGTGATGGGTTTTCGCATATTGAAAGTGTATTGGGTGTTGGTAGCACGGGTGAGAGCGAGCCACAGGCTATTGTGCAGTCTGCTCCCATGCCTATGGTTAAGATAGAGACTCCTCCTCTATCAGACGAGTACCTTGAAAAAGACCTGAAGCACGATTACGAGACTGCTCGTAAAAATCTTCGTGAATTGGTAGAAGCAGGCAAAAACGCTTTGGATGGGGTTATTGCCGTGGCACAAGAAGGCGACTCGCCCCGTGCGTATGAAGTGGTAGCCCAAATGATAAAGACCCTTTCAGAAACCAATCGTGATCTGCTAGATATCCATGACAAGATCAAGGGTATTCGCAAAACTGAAAACAACACCACAAACAACCACACCACAAACAATGCCATTTATGTGGGGTCTACTCGTGATCTGCAAGACATTATAAATTCTGCTCGTTCCAGTACAAAAGCGTTTATTGATGCAAAGGTAGAGGATGAATCGTGAACAAAAGCCAAAAATATCTTGGAAACGCCAACCTTAAAGCGGCTGGCGTAAACATAAACTTTTCAGAAAAGCAGATTGAAGAGTATGTGCGGTGCTCTCAAGACCCGCTGTATTTCATCAAAAATTATGTAAAGATTGTGTCTTTGGACAAAGGCTTGGTGCCGTTTGAGCCGTATGAGTTCCAAGAGGACATGATTGAAGCCGTTCACAAGAACCGATTCGTGATCTGCAAGATGCCCCGTCAGAGCGGTAAGTCCACAACCATGATTTCGTTCTTGTTGCACTATATCCTGTTCAACCAAAGCATGAGCGTGGCAATCTTGGCTAACAAACTAGCCACAGCCCGTGAACTGCTGGGACGCTTGAAACTAGCCTACGAGTACCTGCCTGTGTGGTTGCAGCAGGGTGTGGTAGAGTGGAACAAAGGCTCAATTGTACTAGAAAACGGCTCCAAAGTGCTTGCAGCAGCCACTTCATCGTCCGCTGTTCGTGGTGGTTCGTACAACTGCATCATGTTGGACGAGTTTGCGTATGTGCCGCAGAATGTGGCTGAAGAGTTTTTCTCGTCGGTGTATCCCACCATTACAAGCGGTAAAGAAACCAAAGTTATTATTGTGTCCACTCCCAAAGGCTTGAACATGTTCTACCGCCTGTGGGTAAACGCCAACAAGCGAACGGGAGAAGAAGGCAAGAACGAGTATTATCCAATCGAAGTGCATTGGAGCGATGTGCCAGGTCGTGACGAAGAGTGGAAAAAGCAAACCATTTCCAACACCTCCGAAGAGCAGTTTCGCACAGAGTTTGAAACGGAGTTCTTGGGTTCGGTACACACCCTTGTGCACCCCGAAAAACTAAAATGCTTGGCGTACCGCACTCCTGAATATTTTAATAGCGAAGGTTTGCGTGTGTACACCCGTCCCGAAGCAGGGCACAAGTATGTGATTGTGGTAGACACCTCTCGTGGAGTTGGGCAAGACTACCATGCGTTTACTGTGGTGGATGTAACGCAGATACCGTACAAGGTGGTAGCCACATTCCGCAACAACCAACTAGCCCCCATGTTGTATCCCAATGCCATCTACCCTGTGGCTCGTCAGTACAACAACGCATTCGTGCTTGTGGAGATTAACGATATTGGACAGCAGGTAGCAGACATTCTACACGATGACATGGAATACGACAACATCATTTATGTGCAGATGCAGGGACGCAAGGGACAGGTTGTGAACGGTGGCTTCGGGCGTGGCGGCTCGGCTATGAAGGGAGTAAAGACCTCCACAGCCGTGAAGCGTATAGGCTGTGCCATTCTGAAAAACCTGATTGAAGACTCTAAACTGCTAGTGGAAGATTTTAGTGTGGTGGACGAGTTGTGTACTTTTGTGGCACGGGGCGATTCTTTTGAAGCCGAAGACAATCATAATGACGATTTGGTAATGACTCTAGTGCTATTTGGATGGCTCACAACCCAAGCATATTTTAAAGATATTACAGGCAGCGACATCCGAAAAGACCTGTACGAAGACCAAATGAAAAATTTGGAAGAAGAAATGACTCCTTTTGGTTTCGTAGACGACGGTAGCGATCCCACAGGGTTCACAGACGGCAGCGGAACGGCTTGGAATTGGGGTGGTGACTGACGGGGCTAAATATAAGGATTCGTGGCGTAGCCACAGGAAAAATCCAAATAATACATACAAGTAGAAGTAACGACACCACACCCCGTGCTTCACAGACGAAGGAGACACCACAATGGGATTTAGAGTAAGCCCTGGCGTAAGCATCAAAGAAGTAGACCTGACCACAATCGTTCCCGCCGTAGCAACCACACCTGGCGGTTTTGCAGGATATTTCCACTGGGGACCAGTCAACGAAATCGTGACTGTTGCCAACGAGCGTGAACTATCAAATATTTTCCAGAAGCCCGACAATAACAACTATGTGGACTTCTTTACACCTGCCAACTTCCTACAGTACGGAAACAGCATGCAGGTTGTGCGTGTTGTGGGTAGTGGTTCTTACAATTCTAATGTTACAAAAGCAGGTGCAACTGCTGTAAACAATCTGTACATCACCAATTCCACTAACTTTGGTGCTAGTGCTGGACTTACCGCTTCTACTCCTGCAACTAACGGAGTATTGTTTGCATCCAAATATCCAGGTGTTCTTGGAAACAGCATAAAGGTTGTGCTTACAAGCGGAAACGGTATTACTGGAGCGTCTTTGGCTGCTGCTGCTTCTCTCGGTGCTACTTTCATAGACATGCACACCACAGGACAGAGCCAAGTTCGTTATTTTGCTGTGGGCGATGATGTTGTTTTTGCTGACGGAACTACTGTTACAATCAGTGGAGTTCAAAGAGGAACAACCGCCAGCACCACTTTCACTACATTGACTCCAACCAATGGCGACTTCTTCGGAGTAACCAGCGGAGTCACTTTAGACGGAAGTGGTTTACCACGAGTTCGTCTGCTTCTGTCTTCTATTCTTCCAAGAGCACAGGCTGCTGGAAATAGTTTCGATCTAAAAAGTGCATACGCCAAGTATGTGTCTACAGGCGCAACAACCACCAATTACGCAAGTGATGCTGGTGGAAACGGCGATCTTGTGAGTGTGCTAGTGTTTGACAAGGACGGAAAGTGGACAGGAACCGCAAACAATCTTTTGGAGAAGTTTGAAGGCTTGTCTCGTGCTTCAGATGCCCGTAATTACGACGGAAGCAGCAACTACTACCGAACCGTAATCAACGATCAGTCTGATTATGTTTGGGCACTTTCTCAAGAGTTGAATAGTAACACAGCAACTTCTGCGTCTTCTACTTTTTCAACAGCAGTTGGACCTGCTCTAAGCACCGCATCGGCTGTTGGTGCTGGAGTCAACTCTCTAGGATTGACTGGTGCTGCATCAGTTGCACCAAGCGACAGCGAGCGTTGGTCTAGTGGATGGAGCCTGTTCCAAGACGCAGACACCGTTGATGTGTCTCTGCTTCCAACAGGAAACGCTTCTGCAACTCTTGAACAACTCATTATTCAGCAGATTTGCGAGAAGCGTCTCGACTGCATGGCATTCGTGTCTCCTGCACAGACCGACATCGAAAACAAGCAGCCATACGAAGCACTTAGTGCAATCAAGACTTTCCGCGATAGCACATTGAATGTAAATAGTTCATACGCTGTTGCTGACAGTGGTTGGAAGTATCAACTAGACACTTACAATAACCTTGTTCGTCTAGTGCCTCTCAACGCTGATATTGCAGGTCTAGTGGCTCGTACCGAGTTCACCAATGAAGCGTGGTTCTCGCCCGCAGGCTTCAACCGTGGACAGGTCAAGAGTGTGGTCAAGTTGGCGTACAACCCGTCCAGCGAAGCCCACCGTGACGAACTGTATACCCGTCAAATCAACCCTGTGGTTTCATTCCCAGGAGAAGGCGTAATTCTGTTTGGCGACAAGACCATGCAGACTCGTCCTTCTGCGTTTGACCGTATCAATGTTCGTCGCCTGTTCATCATTCTTGAGAAGGCAATTGCCACCGCTAGCAAGTTCTTCCTGTTTGAGCAGAACGATGCGTTCACCCGTGCTCAATTCAAGAATCTAGTGGTTCCGTTCCTCAAGACGGTTCAGCAGCGTCGTGGCATCACAGACTTCAAGGTGGTGTGCGATGAAACCAACAACACAGGCGAAATAATTGACCGCAACGAGTTTGTTGCAGATATCTTCGTCAAGCCCACCCGCAGCATCAACTTTATCCAGTTGAACTTTATTGCCACCAAGACTGGCGTAAACTTCAGCGAAGTTGGCGGCTGATCGTATAGATAAGAGAGAAAAGGAGTAAGTCCTAATGCCAGTAGAACCAACTAACAATATTTCAGGGTTCGTAAACGCCTTCGCTGGCGGTGGTGCTCGTACCAATCTATTCGTGGTCAACGGGTCAATTCCAGGGTACGCAGACAACCGAGCAATTTCTTTCTTGGTAAAGGCTGCACAGATTCCTGCCTCGTCCATCGGAACCATTGAAGTTCCGTACCGTGGTCGTCGCATCAAACTTCCTGGGGACAGAGTTTTCCAAGACTGGACACTCACCGTGATCTCTGATACCAACCTCGCTCTCCGTTCGGCATTTGAGGCTTGGAGTGCCATTTTCAATCAGCACACCGCCAACACCGCTCCCCGTAACTTCATGGAGTTCATGCCCACTTGGTCGGTTACTCAACTCCATCGTGACGGTGAGGCTGTGCGTACCTACAATTTCATTGGTTGCTTCCCCAGCGATGTGGGCAGCATTGATCTGTCTTACGAGAACAATGACCAAATTGCTGAATTCCCCGTAACCCTAAACTACTCGTGGTGGGAAGCCGCTCCTGGGGCAGCAGTTCCCGCTACTGGTGGCAGCGGTCTAGGAGCCGTACTACAAGGTCTTGGTATCAACTTCGGTCAGGGCTTCTGAAGCCCTTTTGAAAAGGTAATTATATTATGGCTATCAACCTGTTCGGCTTTAGCATCGGTAAAAAGGATGGCAAGGACGCGGCTTCTGCGGAGGAACTCCTCAAGAAGCCCGTTTCTTTTGTGCCCCCAGATTACGATGACGGAGCCACTCCCATTGAAGTGGGTGGATATTTCGGAGCGTATGTTGACTTTGACGGCTCTGTAAAGTCTGACATTGAACTCATCTACAAATATCGTGAGATGGCACTCCACCCCGAGTGTGAAAGTGCTATTGCAGATATTTGCAACGAGAGTATTGTTTACAACGACACACTAGACGCTGTAAAGATTGATGTGTCAGCAGTCAAACAAAACAAGAGCATCAAGGACAAGATTGAGGACGAGTTCCACGAAGTTCTAAATCTTTTAGACTTTACTCGTCGTGGCTACGAAGTGTTTCGCAAGTGGTACATAGACAGCCGTTTGTACTACCATATTATTGTTGACGAGAAGAACAAGAAGAAAGGCATTCTTGAACTGCGTCCAATTGATCCAACCAGAATTCGTAAGGTTCGCAAAGTAAAGAAGAAGCCACTCACCGCAAATACCAGCGGTGGCAAGATGGCAAACGCTCCACTTGGTGTAAATCTTGTTTCTGAAATAGAAGAGTTCTACATCTACAGCGAACAAGATCAGGCTTCGTCCACCATGACACTGGATGGACTTAAGATTAATCCTGATGCCATCTGCTTTATTCACAGCGGACTGTACGATTCTCGTCGCAAGAAAATTGTGGGTTATCTACACAAGGCAATCAAGGCACTCAATCAGTTGCGTATGATTGAGGACGCGGTAATCATTTACCGTCTAGCCCGTGCTCCTGAACGCCGTATTTTCTATGTGGATGTGGGCAATCTACCCAAGCAAAAAGCAGAAGAATATGTGCGTGGACTCATGCAGCGGTATCGTAACAAACTCATGTACGATCCCAATACAGGTGAGATGAACGATACCCGTAAGCACCTGTCCATGCTTGAAGACTTTTGGATGCCTCGTCGTGAAGGCGGCAAGGGCACAGAAGTCAGTACTTTACAGGGTGGACAGAATCTTGGTGAAATGGAAGATGTCAAGTATTTCCAAAAGAAACTGTTCCAGTCTCTTAATGTACCCACTTCTCGCCTAGAGGAAAGCACAGGCTTCAACATTGGTCGTGCGTCTGAAATTAGCCGCGATGAAGTAAAATTCTTCAAGTTTGTGGAACGACTTCGCATGAAGTTCTCGGAAGTGTTCTTGAATCTGCTCCGTATCCAGTTGGTACTTAAGGGTATTATTCGTGAAGACGAGTGGCAAGACATTGAACCCAAGATTGCGTTCAAGTTCAACAAAGACTCCCATTTCAGCGAACTCAAAGAGAGCGAAATTCTCAAAGACCGTCTACAGTCTGCACGAGACGCAGAAGACTTTGTTGGCAAGTACTACTCCCGCGATTTTGTGCGTCGGCATATTTTAAAGCAGACTGCGGAAGACATTGAAGAGATTGACAATGCCATCAAGAAGGAAATGGCAGAGGGCAAGATTGTGTCTCCCGAAGGGCAAATGACCCCAGTTGAGGCGGTTGGTGGTGCTTCTGCCGAGGGCGGTGCTGCCCCTGAAGGTGCTGCTTCTGCTCCAGAACCCGAGGTAACAATTGGTGAAATTGTGGGTGGCGACGAGGACGAGGACGAGTTTGGAAATCCCAAGGAATAATATTTCAACCCTCTCTAATAGGCGAGAAATACAGCGAATACTAAATAAATAAGGTCTGACAAGGAGAACCTATGGACATCAACAAGAAGATCGTAAAAGCCCTGCTAGAGAAGAACTATGTGGACGCTAAGGAAAGCGTTTTCAAGAACCTGTACGCCAAGGCTTCGCTCCTGCTAGACGAAGAGCGTGTTGGTCTTGCTGAAGCCCTTTTCAACGAAGACAAGAAGATGGGCATCTACAGCGATGGCGAGGACGGCGAAGACAAGAAAGAAACCAAGAAGAAGAAGACCAAGAGCGAAAAGCCGTCCATGTACGAAGAGGCTGAAGGCAACTAATGAAACTCATCACCGAAACAACCCAGAGTGAAATTCAAGTCTTGACCGAAGAAAAGAACGGTCAGAAGAATTATTTCATTAAGGGTGTATTCATGGAATCGGATACCAAGAACCGTAACGGTCGCGTGTATCCTGGGGCTATTATGGACAAGGAAATCGGTCGCTACAATAACGAGTATGTAAAGCAGAACCGTGCTATGGGTGAACTTGGGCATCCCGAAGGCCCAACCGTGAACCTAGAGCGCGTGTCGCACATCATCAAGAATCTGTCCGTGGACGGCAAGCAGATTATTGGTGAAGCCAAGATCATGGACACCCCCTACGGCAAGATTGTAAAGAATCTGATTGACGAAGGAGCCAAACTAGGCGTTTCGTCCCGTGGCATGGGTAGCCTCAAGGAACAGGATGGAGTCAATGTGGTGCAAGAAGACTTCATGCTTGCAGCAGTGGATGTGGTGGCTGATCCCTCCGCACCCAATGCGTTTGTGAACGGTATCATGGAAGGCAAGGAATGGATTTGGGATAATGGGGTTCTCAAGCCTGTAGTTATTGAACAGTACAAGAAGGTAATCAAAAATACCCCGTCCCGCAAACTAGAAGAGCAGGCAATGAACCTGTTCAAAGACTTCATCTCAAGACTCTGAAGCGTCTACATATATTCTAAAGGAGAACTCCAGTCATGGCTAACGAAAAGATAGAAGATGTCATCAAGAAGGTAATTCTAGGCGAAGGTTTCCTTGCGGAAAACCCTGAACCCACCGAAGAACCCACCGAGGCTACCGAAGCCGAGGAAGAGGGCTACGAGCAGGAAGTGGTTGAGGAGGAAGTGGAAGACCTAGACGAAGCCAAGGACGAAGAGGAGTCCGAGGAAGAAGAAGACGAAGAGGAAGAAGACGAGGACGAAGAGGAAGACGAGAAGCCGTCCAAGAAGTCCATGAAGGAAGCCGCTTCTGACTACTCTGACACCAAGATTACCCACGATGTAAACAAGAAGGGTGCCAAGATTGCCGAGCCGCACAACGCTAACGCTGGCAAGAACATGGGCACCATCAAGGCCAAGCCAAGCGCAGCCAGTAGCAAGGTAGAGAAGCCGTCCATGAAGGAGAGCATTGAAACCTTGTTCGCTGGCAAGGAACTCAGCGAAGACTTCAAGACTGAAGCCGCCACCTTGTTTGAGGCTCACCTTGCGTCTCGTACCAACGAGATTGAGGAAGAGATTCAAGCCAAGTATGAGACTCTGCTAGAAGAGCACACCCTCGCCGTCACCGAAGAAATGGTTGAGCGTATTGACGAGTACCTCAACTATGTGGTGGAAGAGTGGATGCAGGAGAACCGTTTGGCTGTCAGCAACGGTCTTCGCACCGAAATCGCTGAGGGATTCATTGAGCGTCTCAAGGGCGTGTTTGCCGAGTCGTACATTGAAATTCCCGAAGAGAAACTTGATCTGTTTGAGTCCACTGTTGAGGACTACGAGAGCCTCAAGAGTGAACTAGACGGTCAGGTTGCCAAGAACATGGAGATCAACGAAGAGTGCGAACAACTCCGTTGCGAACTCCTGTTCCGCGAAATGGCTGAAGGTCTAACTGACACCGAGACTCAGAAACTCCGCGAACTCGCTGAGAGCGTGGAATTTGATTCTGTGGAGCAGTTTGCCGAGAAACTCGCTGTTCTCCGCGAGAACATTGAGAAACTTGGAACCGTAACCGAAACCGCTACCGAAGAGGAGTCTCTTGAAGAGTCTTACGAGGAAGGTTCCGAAACAGAGGCTTCTCCGCTCATGGAGGCTTACCTCAAGTCCATGAGCAAGAGCAAGGAATAATTTCACTTTTTTCTTAACACTTTCCAGTCAATTCCGACTGTTAAACAACCAAAGGAGACACTACGATGGAAAACAAGATGCTAACCGAACAGGCTCTCCGTAAGTGGAAGCCCGTTCTAGATCACGCCGACATGGCTGCGATCACCGATCCGCACCGCCGTGCGGTAACTGCCACCCTCCTAGAGAATCAGGAGCAAGCAGTTCGTCAGCAGATGCTAGCCGAAGGTCCCGCCAATGTTGCTGGTACTGGTATGTCGCCTGTTGTTGGCAGCGAAGGCAACATCAAGGGCTACGATCCAATTCTAATCCAGTTGGTTCGTCGCGCCATGCCCAACCTAATGGCTTACGATATCTGTGGCGTTCAGGCTATGTCTGCTCCCACAGGTCTAATCTTCGCCATGCGTAGCAAGTACGCAACCAAGGACAGCAGCACTCACGGAGCAGAAGCCCTGTTCAATGAGCCTGATTCTGCATTCGCAGGCGGCACTGCTGCACAGAACTTCAGTGGTCACACTGGTGGTGCTGGTGCAACTGGTGCAACTGGTGGTCTAGGTGGAACCTTTGGATTCGTTGATCCATTCCTTGGTTATCCAAACATTGGCGATCCAACCAGCAATACTGGTCTAACTCAAGGTATCGGTATGAGCACTTCGTATGGCGAAGGCGTAACTCCCAATGAAATGGGCTTCAGCATTGAGCGTGTGGCTGTACAGGCTAACACTCGCGCTCTCGCTGCTGCATACAGCGTAGAACTCGCTCAAGACCTCAAGGCTGTTCACGGTCTAGACGCTGAAACCGAACTCGCTAACATTCTCAGCACAGAAATTCTGTCTGAAATCAACCGCGAAGTAGTTCGTAATGTCTATCGTACTGCTAAACTCGGTGCACAGCAGACCGACCTGTACTACAAGGCTGTTGGTGGTGGTCTAACCACTGGTGCAGGTGGCGTGGGTGGCGTATACGATCTTATTCAGGACTCTGACGGTCGTTGGAGTGCTGAGAAGTTCCGTGGACTCATGTTCCAGATTGAGCGTGAGTGCAACAAGATTGCCAAGGATACCCGTCGTGGCAAGGGCAACTTCATCATCTGCTCGGCAGATGTTGCAAGTGCTCTCGCAATGGGCGGTTTCCTCAACATCAGCCCTGCACTGAATGTCAGCCTTGATGTTGATGACACTGGCAACACCTTTGCTGGTACACTCAATGGCAAGATCAAGGTGTACATTGATCCGTACTCTGACAGCACTGCTGCTTCTAACGGCAACTTTGTCTGCGTCGGCTATAAGGGAACCAGCCCGTATGATGCGGGTCTGTTCTACTGCCCTTATGTCCCGCTACAGATGATGCGTGCAGTTGACACCAGCACCTTCCAGCCCAAGATTGCGTTCAAGACCCGCTACGGCATGGTTGCGAACCCCTTCGCTGAAGGCGTTAGTTCTGGTGCTGGTCGTCTAGCACCACGCACCAACCTTTACTACCGCATCTTCCGCGTAGACAACCTACACGGCGTTGCATCGTAATAGTTGAAGTAAACTAAAGACTTGGGGGAGAGGCTCAAACCTCTCCCCCTTTTCTTTTGGTGTCTAAATACTAGCACATGGCTAAAGGCGAACCATTCAATCTTTCAGAAATTGAGGCAGGGATTCTGTCCCGATACCCTCAATACATGAATCCGCTGCTACCCACCTACTATCGGTTCAGCATCGCCAAACTGCCAAAGGTTTCGTATTTCTGCCAAAGTGTGTCACTACCCACCGTGACCATGAGCGAAGTCATAATGCCCACTCCGTTTCAGCAGATATCCCGCCCGTCCAAACTAGATTTTGATGAACTCAATCTAGGATTTGTGATTGACGAAAACATGGGCAACTACCTTGAAATATTCAATTGGCTACGGTCAATGACAAATGTGGAAGACTATCAAGAGTTCAAGCCGTCAAATACTCATGTAACCACAGCCAACCTTGTGATCCTGAATTCTACAAAGAACCCTAAACTGAACATAACCTTTCACGACATCTATCCACGCATACTGTCTTCCGTTGATTTTAGTTCAACTGTAATTGACCCCGAGCCGTTTATTGCAAACTGTACTTTCAAGTATCGCAGTTTTGATATACAGGTTCTCTAATATTTTAGATAAACATTCCCGCTTGACATCTATTGAATCGCGTGTATACTCCTCCGATGGAGATTTGTTTATGACCCTAGACGACATTCGCAAGGAGTTGGAACGGGACACCCGTATTGACGATTCGGCGTTGGATGCCGAGTCGCTACGCATTCCTCAACTCCACAATAAGTACCTGAACTTCCTAATGGAAGAGCGGCTATGTTTGGCTCGTTACGAAAACGATGTGGCTGTGGCTCTTCGTGACAAGTGGGAGTACTACACGGGTAAGATGAGTGAAGAAGAATTGCAGAAGCGAGGATGGGAGCCGTTCGCTCTAAAGATTCTCCGCAACGATTTGGATATGTACCTGAACGCTGACCCTGATATTGTCAAGACGCGGCAAAAGGTGTACTACCAAAAGGAAAAGATTGGACTACTTGAAGAAATTGTCAAGGAGTTGAACAATCGCCATTGGAAGATTCGTAATGCTATTGAGTGGAGAAAGTTTGTTAATGGACAGTAATCTGCTTCGTGAAGACATGAGCAATTGGTGGATTGACCGCATGTACCTACAGGATGTGTGGGGGGTTGCTGCCAAGCATTCCACAGATCCACGCACACAGGTGGGTGCTGCTCTTGTGCTTTCAGGGGGTACAGGCATAGTTTTGTCTTCTTGGAACAAGATTCCACAACGAGTTCGGCTAACAGGCGACAACCTAGCAGTAGAATCCAAGAATTACTGCACAGAACACGCCGAGCGTTCCGTGATTTTCAAAGCCTTGCAAAACAAATTGCCAACAGACGGACTCCACCTGTACTGCACATGGGCAGCGTGTGCAGAGTGCTCTCGTGCCATTGTGGAATTTGGTATACGACGAGTTGTAACTCTACGCAGACTGGTCGAGCGAACCGCTCCCAAGTGGGAGCCGTCTGTTCGTGCAGGGCTGCAAATGATGCGTGACTCTGGCATAGACCTTGTGGGATGGAGTGGCGATCTAGGCAGTAAAGAAAGCATCCGCTTCAGCGGAGAAACGCTAACAGCAGAAGTATTGAAATAATGATTGATCTTGATGTGAGTATTGTTGATTCTGTATGGCTTCGCGTTCAATGCGAACGCGGTGTTGCCAAAGAATTGGCAGACTATTTCACATTCAAGGTTCCTGGATACAAGTTTATGCCTGCGTATCGCAGTAAGATGTGGAATGGCGAGATTCGCCTGTACAATATCCACAATCAGCAGATATACGGCGGGCTGTCTGATTACATTGAAAAATTTGCGGCAGAGCGTGGTTACTCCATCACTATGCCCACAACCAATCAGGTAAAAACCACTCCTGATGCTGTAAGAAAATTCATAGAGGATTTCTTACAGGTATGTGTGAATGAAGAAAAAGCAAAGGCTCACGATCACCAAATAAATGCAGTACAACACGCTATTGAAAAAGAACGGTGCCTGCTGCTGTCTCCTACAGGCAGTGGCAAGAGCCTAATCATCTATTCACTTATCCGCTACTATTTGGACAAGATTCCAAAAGGCAAGAAAGTGCTGATTATTGTTCCAACAGTTTCGCTCGTGGAACAGATGTACTCTGATTTTGTTGATTATTCGCACGACAACGGGTGGAAAGTATGGGAAAACTGCCACAAGATTCTTGCAGGCGCAAGCAAAACCACAGACAAGCGTGTGGTGATTTCTACATGGCAAAGTGTGTTCAAGCAGCCTGAAAAGTATTTCTCGCAGTTTGGTGCGGTGATTGGTGACGAGGCTCACCTGTTCAAAGCCAAGTCTCTTACTTCTATTATGACCAAATTAAAGACTTGCCCGTTCCGTGTAGGCACCACAGGCACACTAGACGGTACACAGACCCATCGCCTTGTGCTTGAGGGGCTGTTTGGTCGTGCATACGAAGTCACCAAAACCAAAGAACTCATGGACAAGAAAATCCTGAGCGATCTGAAAATTGATTGTCTTGTTCTGAACTATCCGCTTGAAGATCGTCAAGCAGTCAAGAAAGCAAAATACCAAGACGAGATCAAGTGGATCATTTCGTCACCAAGGCGCAATGCTTTTATTGCAGATATGTGTCAGCGATTAAAAGGCAACACACTTGTATTATTTCAATTCGTTGAAGGACACGGTGCAGAACTACATAAGTTAGTGAGCGAGCGTGTAGGCTCCACTCGTAAAGTTTTCTTTGTATACGGAGGAACTGAAGCGGGCGAGCGAGAAGAGATACGCAAGATTGTGGAACAGGAGTCAGACGCAGTAATCGTCGCATCCTATGGAACATTCAGCACAGGCATCTCCATACGCAGACTCAACAATATTGTGTTTGCTTCTCCCTCAAAGTCCCGAATACGAGTATTGCAGAGCATTGGTAGGCAGTTACGAGTCTCCGAACACAAGTCCACTGCTAGACTATTTGATATCGGGGATGACCTTTCTTGGAAATCGTGGATAAATCACACAATGCGACACATGGGCGAGCGTTTGAAGATTTACGAATCAGAAGGGTTTACGCATAAGGTAGTCAAGATAGACATAGGAGGTAAACAGACATGAGAGGCAAGAAGTCAAAACTCCGAGTGTTTAAACTGCGTAGCGGTGAAGAAATCATTGCCAAGATTGCTGCCCGTCCTCGCGGCAAATTCACACTGGAACGCCCCATGCGAATCAATTACTCTGTGGTGGCTGATCCGTTTACTGGTGTGAAGAAAAGTGTGCTATATTTCACTGATTGGCTTGGGGGTGCTGTGGAATTACAGGTGGATATCCCACGAGCGTTTGTGTTGTTGGAACTGACCCCTGATCCTGATATGGAAAGGCTATATTCCACCCAATCAGACGCACAAGACCAATTCAAGGCTAGCGGAACAGGTGGAATTGAACCAGATGTTGATCCTGTTATCCCACCGCCAACAGAAGAAGAATTAAAGAAACTTGATTCTCTGTTAGAGTCTATGGGCATACCCAAACTAGACGAAGAGACAAAGACACATTTTCCAGAAGACGCAAACGCGCCCAAGCCACCAAAAGACAAAAGCAAACTGCCTCCGTTTCCTTCTCTGTTCCCGCCACGACAAAATGGCATCTTGTTTAGTTTTTCAATTCCAAACGATATTCTGAACGAGTGGATTGAAAACGGAATAATGGATTACATGAAAGAGTGCATGGAAGACTTCATGGACATTGAAATGATGGACCCCATGATGAAGCCCAAGAAAAAGAAGCCTGTTGCCCCAAAGAAGCAAAAGCCGTCCAAAAACAAAAGCGAGTGGAAGCCGCCTACGGATGACCGCTCAAAGAGTTCCGACTACGGCAACAAGATTGATGACTGGTCGCCATTTTTGAAAGATTATGTTGCAGGTCTTACTGGAGAAAACCAGCAAGACGGTGCTTGACAAACCGTGAGTGTGTGATACTATTCGCCATGAAAGGACATTATGGGCAAGAAAACCGATCACTATATTGACAACAAACGATTTTTTGAAGAGATGAAGGCGTGGAAGACTCTTGTGAATGCCGCCAACAAGGAAGGCAAGCCTCACCCGCCCGTCACTTCTTATATTGGCGAGTGCTTCATGGCAATCGCTGATCGGTTGTCTCGCAAGCCTAATTTTATAAACTATCCGTATCGTGACGAGATGATCTCGGACGGAATTGAAAATTGTCTGCTGTACGCATATAATTTCAATCCACGCAAGTCCAAGAATCCGTTCTCGTATTTTACACAGATCATTTACTACGCTTTCCTCCGACGAATATCCAAGGAAAAGAAGCAAGCGTATATTAAACTCAAGAAGATAGAAAATTCAGATGTGGATTCCACTTTAAAGAAGTGGTTCCGCGAAAACTACTTGGGCGGTGAAGAAAACAAGCCTTCGGTGCTGACTGAAACAGACATTCAGAATTTTGAAAAGAAGAAAGAACCAGAGGCAGCAGCAGAGAAGCCCAAGAAAAAGAAAAAGGTTAAAGGCAAGAAGTGAAACTGCCAATTATTACTGATACCCATTTTGGGGCACGAAACGATTCTCCTGTATTCATGGAGCACTTCATGCGGTTTTTTGACCGCGTGTTTTTCCCGTGGGTGGAAACGCATCAGCCGTCTGCTATTCTGCACCTTGGCGACTTTTTGGATCGTCGCAAGTTTGTGAACTTCTCAACCCTGAATGCGGTGCGCGAAGGCTTTGTGAAGCGATTAGAAAAGACGGGTGCGGAATTCCATGTACTTCTTGGCAATCACGATATTTTTTACAAGAACACTAGCAGCGTAAATTCTCTACGGGAACTGTTTTCAGATCGGTTCGTGGTATACGAAAAGCCACAGGTTGTGGAATTTGACCGCCGACCGCTAGCCTTGTTGCCGTGGATCAACAAGGAAAACGAAGCCGAAGCATTGGATTTCATCAAAACTGCACCCACAGATATTTTGTGTGGGCATTTGGAACTAGACGGCTATCAGGTATTGCGTAACACTCCGTTTTCGGGAGGCATGAGTTCTGATCTGTTTAAGCGATACTCCGCAGTATACACAGGACACTTTCATACTCGTCACAGCCGTGGAAATGTTCATTATTTGGGATGCCCGTATCAGATCACTATGAACGATTACGGTGACAAAAAGGGATTCCATGTACTAGACACCGATACGGGCGACTTGGAGTTTATTCCTAATCCGTATACCATCTTTACACAACTACGATACAACGACACCGATGCCGATCCTGCCACTCCTATCCAAGTGGAAGAAGCACGAGTCAAAAGCAAATATGTTCGGGTAGTTGTGGAAACCAAGACCAAGCCGTATCTGTTTGAGAAATTCGTTGACTCCCTATACGCACATCAGCCACATACAGTTACGATTATTGAAGACTTGGCACCGTCAACGGCTGAAGAAGAAAAGGTGGACTTGACAGAGGACACTATTACGATTATAAATCGTGAGATTGACGGTCTACAGAATGTGGACACCTCTCGTCTCAAGACTCTGCTGCGTGAATTGTATACCGAAACACAAGCACTGGAAAACACTAAACAGCAATGATTCAGTTCACTAAAATTCGATGGAAGAACCTGTTAAGCACAGGCAACACTTTCACAGAGGTAAAGTTGGACAAGCATCCAACCACGCTGATCTGTGGTGAAAACGGTGCAGGCAAAACCACCCTGTTGGATGCTTTGACCTTTGTGCTGTACGGAAAGCCGTATCGTGG